TGATCTCCGGTATTGGTTGCCGCTGACTGATCTCCGGTATTGGTTGCCGCTGACTGATCTCCGGTATTGGTTGCCGCTGAATAATTTCCGGTATTGGTTGTCTTATCATCTTCCCAATTAACTTGCTCTTTGATGTATTCAACGCCAGCTTTGATAATTCCAGCAATTCCAATTTCTGCTTTCACGGAAATTTTCTTCCCAACTCTCTTGCTATCATCAGGTGATTTCTGATCATTCGCTTCAAGATCAACTTCACAATATCTGGAATCTGAAGGAGGATAATAACCGAATACGTCCATCGGGAATTCACAAGCATGGAATCCATAATTACAAATGTTTGCTTTTCTTCTGTGTATTCTTTTCCAATTTCATACTGGAAATCTCTACACTTTAAGTCCTTGTCAAAGCCTTTAAAGCATTTCATTCTTTCTTTTCCTCCTTTGATTCCTCTAAACCAAGCCCAAGCATTCTGAATGCCATGTCCTTTGTGAAATCATAATCTTTCACGCTATTCGCCCAAGCTTCAAACGCCTTTAATCTTCCAACCAGAAGTGCATATTCTTCATTGGTGTTCTCGGGAATATAATCTGTGCTTTTAGTTTCTCCCATAGTTAATCCTCCTTCCCACTCATTTCCCAAGCCGCCTTCAACATTCCAGCTGCAAGAATCAAAGATAATTCCTTATTTTTCTCTATAACTTTCTCTCTGCGTTCCTCATCACTCAAGAAGCCTACTTCAGCGGAATCCTTAAGAATTTTAATTGCTTCCTTCTCACTGATTTTCCCGTTTTCAACAATTTCTTTCTTGAGGGTATCAGTAATTACGGCATACTCAGATAATAAATCTGCCATGACTCCCTCGATTTTGATGGTTTCGTTTTTAATTTTAATCATGCTGTTTTTCCTCCATATTTTCTTTTATTCTCTCCATCTGAATGTTATAATGTGTTCAGAAAGGAGGTGTGTTAAAATGTTTCTCAAATTAAAAGTTTCCTGTACTTGTTATTGTGAATACTTTATAAATGAAAAAATAAGTACAGACAAAGTTGTGTGCCCGAATTGTGGAAAAGAGCATCCCTATTCCAAAGAAATAATTTCAATGCTTCATATTGCAAGCGAAATTGATAGTGGAAATGTTCCTGGAGCAAATTCCATAAAAACTTCCGTTATTTCTGAATGGGAAGATGTGACTGGGCATCAATAACAATCTTCATATACTCTAAAAATCCTTTCGCTTCAGAAGCGGACAGGCCGCAATCGGCAATTTCGTTTTTCACTTTTTCTACAAGGTTGCTTGCTTTCTGTCCGTTTCTTCGGTGATATAGCAGAAATATTTTAGAATCATAATCGGATAGTCTTTCAGAAATATAGCTATCTTCTATCATTCTGTATTCACCTCCCTGTTTTCATTTATTCTGTTTCATCTAACATCTCAATAACTGGAAGAATATCTTTTTCTTTCAATGTGCTGTAAAGGAAGATTCTTCCTTTTTGCGTCCACTTGGTATTCATTTTCACATCTGGTCTTCCGTCTGATCTGGTAATATCAACAGTTTCCGAATGTGTGTAACCATTCTTGGAATATCTGTCATATAACAACCACTGTCCACTTTTCTTGTACTGAATACCTAGGCTATGTAAAATGTCATTCATTTTCTTTCCAGACATTCCGTAATCTTTTGCAATCTGTGTGATTGTGACAAGGCCAGGGTTTTTCAGAATCTCGTCATAATAATCAGCTTTAGGCTTTAGTTCGCTAATAATCTGATTTTTCATCTTTACTTCGGACTCTGCCAGTTTTCGCTTCTCCTGTTCCTCTTTTAACTGTGTTGCAAGCCGAATTAAGAAGTCCGGTGAAGTTAACGCTTTTTCAATGACCTGTTCGGTCATGTATGCGCCGTGTTTGCGGATGGATGGGAGGACTTCATCTGTCACCCAATCTGTAAAACGTTGTGCCGATTCTTTTCGACTTTGGAATATTGTTTTGTACAAATTAGCTTCATTGATGTACAGAAGTTTCTGGTTTCCACCTTTTGTAAGGGTATCCATAGTACGGATACCCTTTTCAGATAACCGTTGTTTTACATTTCCAACATTTGTTATCTCCAACGCTCTGCATACATCAGATAAACAAAACATTGGTTCGCTTTCAACCATTACTATCCGAATATCTCCGAACTCTGGCGAATTAAAAATCTGTAATTCGTTCATTAGTCTCCTTTCTTTCTGTCATCATAGAATTTTGAGGTTCGAGAAGAGGCCTATCAATAATGCGTTTTTCGAAGCTTTTCTTATCTTTTTTAGAAACTCGTTTTTGTGGCTGCTCCAGGATATTGCGAATAGCTTGGAGTTCTTTCAAAATAGAATAAAGAACATTATACGTATCATACATATATTTTTTCTACCCTCTGTGATATAATCTCCTTTAGGAAGGAAGTGTTAATAATGGATAACTTTCAAATTGCTCACGACTTGGCTGTTGCCAAACTTTGTTCTGAGCTTCTAGGGAATTTAGATGATTCTCATATCTGTCAAAAATATTTTAAATATCGTACAGATTTTTCCAAACTTCTCAATTCCCATGATGAGAATTACTTTCTTAATGAGTTGGATAAAAAGAAAGTAGACAATTGTTCTTCTGTCAAACGACCATTTTAACTTTTAGATGTACTCTGTGTTGTCTTCGCAATATAGAGTACATCACAAAAGAAAAACTGTACCTTGTAGTCCATGCCATTTTCTTCCCACTTAAGCTCCATAATTGAATCTTTATCGAAAGAAATTTTTTCGTATATACCAGAAGGCATATGTAACTCTGTTCCGTTTTTGAACTTTACAATAGTTTCGCTAGGAATATTCACTTTCTCACCTCCTTTAAGAACTTTCCTTTTTGTCAGCTTCTTCATCCTCTTTTTCGGAAAAGCTTTCCACTTTCCCGAGAATGTATCCTTTATCAAACTCTGACATTTTCGGAATTGCTTCTTTCAGCTTTTCTACGATTTTTTTTTCTTTTTCTGACATTATCTATTTCACTTCCTTTCTTCTACGCACAATATTTAATTTCGTATTCAGTTACGATTTTGGAGAAAATCTCTCGCAGCTTTTTATCGTCATCGATGACGTCCATTTTGTTTAGTGAATTAATCTCTGTTTTGGTGCAACCATTTTCAGCCATGCGTTTTCGCTTATTTCTTAATCTTGTATTCAGATCACATCCAGCCCGGCGTTCTAATTCTGTGTACATTTCTGTTCTAAGCATTTTAAACTCTGCTCCAGCACCTTTTTGTATGCGATTGAATTTAGAATTAATTTCTGAACGCCAGTTATCAAATACAGGCTTAACCGCTTCTTTGATGTTCTCTGTAGTTGCAACAGCTTTATCTGCGGTTTCTTTGGCAATTAAAATCTGCCTGTCTCTTTCTTTGTCGGCAAGTTCTTTCTCTACCATTTGTGAAAGTAGCCCCTGTAACATTTGAAGTTCTGGTGACAATGCCCTTTTTACAGTTTCTTTGGTTTTAAAGTACCCATTTACAAGCTGTCTCTGAACATCCCATGCTAAATCGTCTGTGAAAGACTTTACTAACATTAGATATCCTTGTTCTGTGGCAAGGACAACTTTTTCTGGGACGCCGCCTTGTGGTCTTTCCAAACCAAGCGTCCGAATTTCGGACGGCTGAGTTATAACGAAGAAATCTTCTCCTTCAATAAAGTGATTTCGATTGTCGTTGAATCTCTTCCTTGCCGTTCCGTCTGGTCTGCCGTGTACCATGTCAATATCTTTCAATGTAACAACTCGCTGACCGTTATACTCTTTTATTGAGATATCTGAATTTCCAATATGCACTAACTGGTTCGTGTTTATCACTCCTTTCTTAATCTGATTTTCAATTCCGTTTTGTGTTGAAAATATTTTTCCTATGTGTTAAAATTCTTTCATACCCAAATAATGGGCAATGAAAGGAGTTGTTTGTTTTGACCCAACTTTTTGAATTTGCCCTGTTCCTTATTGTAGGTCGCAGGCAGAGTGAACTGCGTTACCAAAGTACGTTAAGCAATTTCGTTCAATGAGGTGAACGAAATTCCTACATTCGCCAACTAATGGGCAGCTAAACTTTTTAACTCAATCGCAGAACCAAAACTGCGTAAGTGGCGAAGTGTTTCAAGGAAACATTTTGTGCTGAGAATGTGGCTGAAAGCAAGTACGCAATCAGTCTGCAAAACACATAGGGTAAACAAATTTAGGCAAAAGTCGATAGGACAGCACTCCTGTCGACTTTTTGTTATTCATCTCTGAATAAGTATTCCATGTCATATTCTGGAAAAAGTTCTTTTTTCGCAATTACCACTTCTGGATAAGTAAAAGGCGTTTTCCCTTTTAACTTGTTCTGTATTGTCCTCTCATCGACTTCCAAAACTTTTGCAAAAGCTCTAATTGTGATTCCTTTATCGTCAAGAACTTTTTTTAAGTTATTCAACACTTTGGCTCGCCCCCTTCCTTGACTTCGTGAGTTTATAATATCACGTTGCGAGTTAGATGTCAACAGTAAATATTGACTTTGTGAGTTTTTTGTGATATATTATCATCAGGAGGTGAAAAAAATGAAAGATAGGATTAAGCAAGTGCGCAAATTAAAAAATCTTACACAAACAGCATTTGGAGAAATAATTGGAGTGAAAGGCAACACTGTTACTAATTACGAAACTGGTCTTAGAACTCCAACTGATGCAGTTATCAAATCTATATGTAGGGAATTTGATGTCAACGAAGAATGGATTCGTACTGGTAATGGCGAAATGTTTACACCTGGGATTAAAGACAAGCAAATTTCTGCCATGCTTGCAGACGTAATGAAATCTGGAGAAGATTCTTTTAGGCATCGTCTCGTGTCTGCGTTAGCCAGATTGGATGATGATGGTTGGGACAACTTGGAAAAACTAATTGACATGATTTCTGATAAGTAAAAGAAAAGACAAGGGTAATGCGCAAACCCTTGTCTTTTTTTACACTATCCAATTAACTTTTTCACAAATACATAAATCACTTCTATCCAATGATTATTCGTGCATTTTTCTATCATCTCAATAATTTCTTTCTTGTAATCCACGTAAATCCCTCCCAATATTCCAAACGTTTGTTCTTATTTATTAAATTATGTCATGTTTTCACAGCCATATACTGGGATGGAATTATTTCCGCTTAAATCTTTCCTAGCAAGCTGGTTTCTTCTGATTTTTCGATGAATTATAAGTTTTTTTGTGTAAATATTGTGATTTTTGTTTTTCCAAATCGTAATAATAATAGATAGAAATAAAGGGGCTGGATGCTTGTCAGTGAGGGATTTATAGCGCTCATGGACAACCTGTTTTACCTCTGCTTTTGCAGTTTCGATAGTTTTATTCCTCCCAAAGATAATACTACGATCCGGGCAGAAGTAAACATATTGAATCAAGAGCACATGCACGAATATCAGTATAAACACAATTATGATTTTTTTATGTTTCTCCATGAATCCATCCCCTTTACACTATCATCTTAATGTATTACAATAACATTGTATCAAAAAATATACAATTACACAGGAAATGGCGAAATTAGCACCTCTGGTGGCGAATTTTACATGAAAAGGGATGATTTGAATGCGAATTGCAATATGTGATGATAACGAAATCCAGATTGATATATTTATGCATCGGATTAATAATTTTCTCAAACGAAATGGTGATATAAAAGCATTGATTACTCCGTATGATAAAGGGCAGCCACTTATTGATGATGTGGCAGATGGCGAGTGGTATGATATTGTGGTTTTGGATATCGTTTTGAGAGAAGAAAATGGAATTGAAGTTGCAAAGGAATTGAGATCCAGCGGATATAACGGAAATATTATTTTCTGGACAGCCCATAAAGAGTATGTTTTTGAAGCTCTTGATATACTCCCGGTACACTATATTATAAAAGGATCTGAAAACGGCAGAATGTATACTGCTTTCAATCATGCTCTGGAACATATCAGCAAAAGCACTCTTATGATAAAAGGAAAAGACTTTATTCATCGGGTGGAGTTTCAAAATATAGAATATATTGAGAGCCGAAACAAATACATCATTATCCACTGCACTTGCGGTATAGTTTATACGGAACGATGTAAACTATCCGATATTGAAGAATTACTGGATTCCAGATTTTTGAGGTGTCACCAGAGCTACATAATAAACATGGATGAGGTAAAAGAAATAAACACTTCGTTCCTTATGTTTTCTGGAAATACAGTGCCGATCAGAAGAAAAGATTATGCAAAAATAAGAAACGAATTTGAGGAATATACGACATTTAAATAGCTCCCGGGAAAACCCCGGGAGTATTATTATTTCAGTAATTCATTGACTTTTTTCTGTACTTCTGCGTAATTGTAGCCAGCGGATTCCAGACGGTCTCGTCTATCCTGTCCGTTCCCCCATTCGCCGTTGATTACCTCTTTTGCAACTTGGGCTACACTTTTCTTTGCTGTCATGGAATACACTACTTTTCCGTTCCAATCAAACACAGTATATCCAGCCTTGCAAGCTTTTTTCGCATTTTCCAGTGACTTGTAAGCCCCTATCTGGCTCTTGGAATCCTTCCAGGTCTTGCGGACACGGTAATACTTGTCAACCTTTGCTGTCGGTTTTGTGGTTGATGTTGTTGTGGTTTCGCTAGAAATAAGCTTCTTGAATCTATCCCAGTCGCCCTTTCCACGAATAACGGATGGACAATTCTTAGCACACACATCGTAATGCTGAACAACTCGGCTTGCTGGAATGCCGTATTTCTTCATAAGCTGTTTGCACACATCTACTGTATTCTGGAAAGCCTTTTCGTAGTTATATCCAGCATTCATGCACATTTCAATACCAATAGAATTGTGATTGTTTACAGTTCCAAAAAGCTTACCGCCGTAATTTACTCCAACGTGCCATGCTCCACGATTATACGGCAAAGCTTGATATGCCGACTTATCGTCAACGAATACATGGGCTGAATAGCCGTGAAAATTGCCATTATGCTGTGCGGTGGCGTGTGCCTTAGCGTCCGCTGTTTTGGCTGTATTATCTGTATTGTGAATGACAATATACAGAGGTGTTTGTCCTGCGTAACTGTTATTGTTGCTGATTAATGAGGTATTAATATTCATGTATGTTCTCCTTTCATTATTGAGGTTAAAAAGTGCATAATAAAAAGCACCCCAAATGGGATGCTCTTTAGCATAAACTCTTTATCCTATATATTTACGGTGATTTTGGGTTCACAAAGGGAAGGTACTATGTTATAATATAGTCGTACCCTTTGTGGTGCTTGGAGCTGAACTTTTTGATTGGTAGTCGGGAGTTCAGCTCCCTTTTTATTGTTCCGATTTTGATATGCTGATTATAGCATATTCATTTTATGTTTGGTAGTGTTTTGTTATTTTTTTCTTACTTCTCCAATAAACTCTATAGTGAGACAAAGATTGAAAAAATAGGATATACCGGAGAAACAAACTTCTATCAAGTAGATTTATCTGCATTAAGTTTTGGCGTCTATGAGTTTTTCGCCTCAACCGGTCAATACTGTTTACTTGGAAATTATGTTGATTATTGGTCAATAATTAGTAGCACTAATGATGAGTTCAAACTTATTGATAAAAATACATTGCAAATATACTCTGGTTCATGGTATTCCGATGTGTACAGAAGAAAAATTTTATAATTTTTAACTGTAACTTTTAAATACAACCGGAACTTGGGAGAATGGAATTTAAATTAAAGCCATTTTTATCTTAGCTCACTGTCATAATATTTTTACCCATTTACCATTAGAATACTGCGCTGCCGCTAATTTTTTCGAAGCGTTTTCCACCCCAATGAAATTTATATTGTTTTGCCCAGCGAGTACAATCCCCCAAGCCCAGCCGCTGTACAATCCGCCAATTGTTCCCCATACAGGAAGTAAATTACAACCATCGCCAGCGTTTACGCTATTAAGTATAGTGCTGACACTAGCTTCATCACTAAGAATTAAGACTTTTTTCGGCACCTTATCACCATTTAGTGCATTTATTGCCCCGATGATTGTCTTGTTATTAGTCTCTAATTTCGAGATAACAGCCGTTGCCATTTTATCAACTACATAATCCCAAAACTTGCTCATTAATCCGCGCTTATTCGCTCTCGCAGTTGCGTCATACAGCATTACTTCGTCATTATCCGCTAACGTATTTTTTGATGTGTATTCAGTCCATTTCGGCATGTTGCTGTCCTCCTTTAATTCAACTGATTTTTATTGATATAGTCTTCAATTGCCTTAATGTTTGCCGAAAGCCCATCGTCAAAAATGAGAAAATTTCCTTTCTCGTTCTGGCTCAAAACCTTTCCACTTTCGGTATCAATCGTTGAGTAGGTAAAGGCGATTCTATCGCCCTCTCCTGTTGACAGTTTCATAAATGATGTAAGCTTTTTAATCACGCTCATAATAATTCTCCTTCCATTTCTTGAATTAGTTTTTCTCTTTCCGAGAACATTTCATTCTCAATGTCGTTCAATCTAAAATTAACTTTCCTATCTTCTTTTCCGGCATTAAAGCGTATAAATTCTTTATTTTTCTGCTTTGCTTTCAGCTCCCACGCAAAATGCAAGCCTGGTGTTCCTTTTACCTTGAAATAAGTATTTGTCTTTTCAGCTATCCATGTTTGTCCCTCTCCTTCATTCTGTAAGAACACATAATACTCGATTCCTGTGTCGGTCGATTCCTGAAATATATCATCAATCATAATGATTGCGATTCCGTCATCTCCGATTACGCCACCGCCAAAATCTCCCAGAGTTGGAGTTGGAGTCTCGTAGCAGTAAAATAGCTGTTCTCCATAGTTTTCAGTGTCAGCTATTATGGATTTTGTTCCAGAAACCTTAAAATCGCCAAAAATACTAACATCTGAATTGAATTGTGTTCTTCCCAGATAATGTTTTGAACCGTCTGTAAAGCCACTTTCTGTTGTTGTATTATGTGGTGTTAAATTTAATGAGTTAGCGTAAGAGGATGCAATACCACTTGCGCTGTATTTAATAAATTGTCCTTGTGCATCCATAGCAAGCATTGATGGAGCGTTATATTCATTTCCTACGGAAATCTGTAGGGTTCCATTTTTTTTATTATAAATTCTGTTGTTTTGAATCGTAAATCCGCCTATAGTGGCTCCAATTGCCGCAAGCTCATTCAAGGACATTTTTTCAGCCGTGACCGCCTTAGCATCTAATTTTTCTGTGGTAATAGAACCAGCTGCTAGAGCATTAGCGGCTATGCTCAACGCTTTAATAAATTGTCCATTTACATAAATGTTTCCGTTTTCGTCTAAATAAATTCCCTGTGCCTTGCCACCATTGGTAAGCTTGCTGAAAATATCGACTTGTGTCTGTCCATCGACAGCTGATTTTGCTGAGCTATTAGCAATCTCATCGACCGTCTTTCCTTGTAGCGAAAAAGTCTTTGGAGCTAGAATAACATTTCCGTTGCTGTCGATTTCTAAAGTCACATTATTGTCGTCATCAATAACTTTCAGTCCTCGACCATTGATTCTCTCACCAGCAAGCAGTCCAGCCAGAATATATTTTGCATTAATGTATACTTTTCCATCTTTGATATAGATTCCCTGTTCAGTGCCGCCTTTTGTGAGTTTATTGAACACTTCATCCTGTCCAAGACTGGTATCATACTTATCAATTGCATTTTTAATATCGTCTTTGTCCGCATACTTGAAATCAATCCAATCGGACGCATCAAAGTCTCCATCAACACGATTCACAGTAGAAGTTTTGAGAGAAGCCTTTCCTTCACTGTTGGTTGTTACCCACAAGTCACCTTCGTAATATGGTGGTTTCGGCTGAACCATATAAACAGATGATTTTCCATCTATCTTGTCCAACAGTTCATTCGGTATGGACTGCGGTTGCCAGATGCCAGATTTAAAAATCCATTGTGTGTTATCAGAAGTATTGTGCCAGAGGTCTCCTTCGTGCTCTACTTTCTCGGTCTCCCACACTAGAACAATTTCATTTTCACTGGCGTCTAAAATCTTGTTTCCGCTTGCATCAAGCCAAGGCTGTTCCTCTGTTTTTGTCCATTTAAGAGAAGGGTCGTTTGGCTGATACCAAGTTTCAATTTTTCCATCAATCTGTGTTTTTAAAGAATTAAGAGAATCTTTAAAAACGCCATTGATAAATAAATCTAAAGAACTATCATCTGTGTATTTTGAAGCCTTTTCCCAATCTGAAGCAGAATAAGAACCGCTTGCTCTGGCAACTTTACATCTCATCAAATCACCATTAGAGCCTTGTGTCCATAAGTCTCCAATGTCATAAGGTGGCTCTGGCTGAACTACGAATACTCTGCGCTTATGATCTGCCGTATCTTGCGCTTTTTCTGCGGCGGCAAGTGCTAACGTGATATCGGTATCTTGTACCAATTGCCATTTCCAAGTTGCCCCATCTTGCATAAAACGGTACGCATATCCCCTGGATTTCCAGTAAAATAGGTCGCCCTCATGTTTCTTTCGTTCTTCGTTGGTAGTCCACTCGGAAGCCGGGATATTCTGCAAGGTCGGTTCATAGTCATAAAAAAAAGTCTCAATCTGTCCGTCGATTTGAGACTGCAAATTATTGATATCAGTTGTGTATGTATTGCTTATAAAATTATTTACTTCTGTTTCTGCTTTTTCCTTTGCAATCGCATTAACATCTTTTCCCTTGACTTGTACGGAATCCGCATTAATAACAACCCTTCCTGTTGTTACATCAACCAGGAAAGTTATGTTTCCATCTTTATCAATAGCCTTAATGGTTCCCGTATTAATCCAATCTGCATTAACACCTGTAGCCGTAAGGATTCTGGCAATCACATCACCATCAACTGTCATGCCACCATTCCAATGTTGCCCACCATCTGTAGAAACAGCCCATGCTTCCGCAGTCATTTTCCATATAATATCAGAATCGGACAACTGTGGCTTATTATGAAGATAATAGATTTTGCTTCCGTCCGGCTGTGTTTCTACTGTCGTGTATGTTCCAGAAGATTCCGCAAGGCGTTGTGATAATTCTTCCAGTGCCTTTTCTCTGGCGGTACGTTCATCTTTTAAGTTCTTTTTGTTTTCAGCTTGCATCTGTTGGTTAAGTGTATACTGTTTCTGCTTATTCCTAGATACACTCTTAGCACTGCATTCAAGTTGCTCAAATGCGCCTGGATTCAAAGTAACAGAAGTTAGGAAGCTCTTATACTGTTTCCCGTTTCTGTCGGAAATCTCAATGGTGTCACCAGCTTCCCATGCTATATTAGTCAATGCGCCTGTAGTAAATGGTCTGAATTTTAGCCCCACGCACCTGTCTGCGATAATCTGGCAGATTTTCTCCCCGGAGCCCTCTTGAATTAGCTTATTATCACTGATTTCGATAACATAGCCAGTTTTCCCCGACTGATATGTTTTCGCTTCATTTTTAGAAGAATTTTCAACGTATTCTGCAACTTTTATGCCTGTTATTTCAACATCATACAACCATGGTGTGAATCCATTCGTATCTATGGCTGTAATACCCTTTTGCATAACAGTGATAATCTGTGCACCAGCGGTATCTAAGATGTCTTTCCCTTCAATATCATTCCATGGTACTTCTGCCTTATTATAAAAATTTTCCGGTACTTCATTTTTGTACCAGTCAAGGCATAATCTGCCGTATGCATCTGTTTTCGCCCACTGGCAGCCCATCTGTGCTACCCATGCAATTACCTGTCGGAAAGTAATGCTGCTATCATCTGGTCGATTCTGGATTACAAAATCATCGTTATCAAATCTTGTTGATTGCAGTGTTACTCCGCACACCTCGCAAGCATCCTGGATGATCTGTAATCTAGTTGCCGGATAAGTCAGCTTACTTTCTGAATAATCACGATCAAATAATCGCATGGAATCTTCACAAGTTAGGCTGATAATTGCTGTGTTCTGATATGGTGCATCTGTTACTGTCATGGTGCAGATACGGATTTTTTCAATACCAGTAGATAATTCAAGCCCAATATGGCAAACGACTCTCGCTCCGTCCCAGATGTAATCTGTGTAGTTGCCAGAAAAGTTGTTGATCTGTAATGTCAGCTTATTTACGATAGCAGCTCCAATATCAAAGGAACCGCTTTGCGATACTGCATCCTCAAACTTGAAGCCATTAGACCATAAATCTTTGTCAGTAATGGATAATTTGCTTCCATCCGTGAAGGTAAAATCTGCATATTTCAGATAGTTGCGGTTCCCACTATTCTGTTGTTCTTTAAATTCCGTTGATAAATTTCGCATATCTTACCTCTCGATAAAATCAAAACTAAGTCCTTCCATGCGCTCATTGCCTATCCACCAACACTTAAAAGGGGAATCCCTGTCGCCAACATAAAATGTTCTGGTTTCGTGCTTGTTTGCAGATAGCAAGTCTGGATATGTGACCTGTATGTACTCTGGATTTACTGCCTGTATAATTTTGCAAGCAGTGTCCCAATCTGGGCCATTCCAACCTACAGACAGCTTTCGTTTCTGTCCAACTCTGTTTTTGTGCATGGTCGTATCGTCTGTTCTGCCGGATTCTGATGCCGATATATCCTGTAATCCCCATGTAAAAGAAGAAGGACAGGGCAATGCTACCCCATCCACTTTTAAAAATGCTTCTGCCATATGCAAACCCTCATGCAATCATTTTTGTTGCTTCGCTTCGGATAAATTCTTTAATTTGCTGATATCCCCATCCGCAATTAATAAGGCTACTTACAAGCATTTCCATACTCTGAACTTTCGCCAAGTCATCACCTGTGAAGAAATCTCTAAGATTCTCTTTTGCTTTTACGCCATAATCACTTTCAAGCTCTTTTGCTGTCTTTCCGAATAAATTGCGATAAATCAGATTTGTATAATTTGGATAAGCAAATCTCTTATTTGGGCTTTTTGTTATTTTCATCTTAATTGTATCTGTGAGGATATGCCGAATAACAACACCCTTGTCACGTTCAATTTGCCATTGCTGGCGTTCTGTATATAAGCGTTTTAACTCGCTTTCCATCTTGTTGAAGGCTTCAATATACTTAATTTTCCATTGTAAGGCTTTTTCACCAGTAAAGCCCATTACGAGCAAGGAAAAACCATCTCTATCCATTTCGTACATTGGATATTCTTTTCCACGGTTCTTATATGTTGTAAGTCGAAAAAATTTGGCGGCTGAATTATCAGCCACGAGATTTTCAATTGATTGTAGAACATTCTTATGTTCTTTCTCAAAAACCTCTGCAACTTTCAGACTTGTTGTAATAAGTTTCTCTTCGTATCTTTTTCCAACGATTTCTACCAGCATAAATTCATATCTCCTTTATGATTTATTTTTTGGCAACAAAAAAGCGCCTACCCCGAAAGGTAAACGCTTTAAAAATTGCTTATTATGATTTTATATCATAGCATAGGTGGTTGGTATCATTCAGTATATTTTGGTATCATTCATGGTTTTCATATTCAACCATTGTCTTAACCACGCCGTAAAGCATATTGATATTTTTCTCTTTTGTGATTTTTTCAATCAGTTCTAAAATCTCTTCCTTACGTGTCATTCCATATTTCCTCCCAATGCTCTAATCAATTTCTGTTTACGGTTATACTTCAAAATCTCGGAAATCTGCCCCATCATATCATCCATTGTCATGTTGCTCTTCATGCTGTTGCAGCGCTTACACGCCAGTTGCAGATTCTTAATATCATTGGTGCCTCCCCGGGACAACGGTGTAATGTGGTCGATTGTCATTTTCTTGAATTTGACAGGCTTACCGCATATCGCACATTTTCCGTTGCATTTGGCGTACACGCTCTTTTTCTGAAAGTCATTGAACTGGATTCTATTTGCCATACGATCACGCTTTCTGCTCCATAGATTCAAGAGCCTTAAATTTCTGTCTTGCTTTATTGGCATAATCGCTCAAAATCAACAGTTTCATTGTCATAAATTGCTTGTTATGTGCAAAGAAAAGGCTTTTCTCTTTGTCCATCTCTTCTGTGCTGTTAAATCCATACTGTTCCATGAAATCATCCACAAGAAACTTGATTTTATCAATAGTGTCCTCTACTTCGAACATTGTGTCTTCTCTATCCATATTTTCTGTCATTTTATTTTCCTCCTGTGTATCCCTGTAAAAATCTAATTAAAAGAATCTCTGCTGTGCGTTTTCGTTGTCAATCAGTTCTGCCAGATAAATCGGTGTCTTGTAATCTTCAACCAATTTTACCGCTTTTTCGCACTGTTTACGCTTGATTGCCTTATATGTAGTCACGCCAAACTGTCTGCGCACCTCATTATGAATATCTCTATACAGCTTTGCTCTCAAGGAACCATTCTTATAGGCGTTGCTAGACTTTCCACCCAAGACTTTTGTTCCTTTTGATTTCACGGCATTTGTTACCTTATCCATTTCTACTCCAAGAAGCGGTAAATCCTGTTTAAAATCTTCCAATTCTTGTTTCACTGTATCAACTTTCTTCTCTACCTGGGTTACTCGCTTGTCTACTACGATAACTGCCTGTAATTCTTTGGAGATTCCAGAAAGAGCTGGATAATCATAGGTTCCTGTCTTTCTGATAGATGGCAATACTTCTTTTGTAACCCACGACTTAAATTTCTTTGCAGATTCTAGCTTGCTTCCGAAAATAAGGGCGTAAAGACCAGACTCGTTAATAAAGATGGTTTCCTGTATTCTTCCGAGAGAATCGGTGAGTCCCTGTTTCAGGGAATCATCTTCTTCAACGTGACTTGCAATAGCACCTAATGGTTTCGCATACCCCAAAGATAAAGCCACATCTTTTCCAACAAACCAAGGCTCTCCGTCAATCATAGTTGTTCTGATATTTCCAAATTCTGGATTATTAAAAATCTGTAACTCATTCATATAAAAAATCTCCTTTCAGTGTTTACAATTACACCGAAGGGAGATATAATAACAATATCAACCACTTCGGTGTGTTGAGTGCTTAAAGGGTTCCGACTTTTCCAGGGTGCGGGAATCCTTTTTTATTTGTTTGCTTTTAACATATTCTTGATTTCGATAATTTCCTGTAAGATTTTATCCTCTTTGTCTGCACGAATATCTCCATCAATTAATCTGCGAATATAATCGTTTTTACTCACCCCCATTTCTTTTGCTTTCTCACCGACAAAATCAAGCTGTTCTTCTGTCAGTCTTAACGTAAATGTTTTAATACTCATTAGTAGCATTTCTCCTTTCTTGAAGTCATATTGACTTCTCACTTATAATATACCATGGAGTCATTTAGAAGTCAATATCATTTTCTATTTTTTTAAAATCTTTGCTATTAAAAATAATAGCAGAAATTTATTGACATTTCACTAAAAATTCTATAATATAACAATGCAATCAAAAACAATAGCATTATGAAAGGAGAGAAAATATGCTAGTAAGAAATAAAAAACAAGTGCAAAAATCTTTTAGAATTGACGAAGATGTTGAAAGAGATTTAGGACTACTGTCACAGATTACAGGAAGAAGTCAAAATGAATTGGCGAATGTTGCACTTGAAGAACTGCTGCAAGATAACAGTATTCATTTTCTAAATATTGCAATACTGGAGCATTATGAAAGTGAAGTTGAAAATGCGGATGAAATAGCACCTTTTATATTGGGAGGGCTAGAAGTTCAGTTTGCCCCTGTTGACGGAACAAATGAAATTGAAATTACAAGCATTGTTAGGGACGGAGAAAAAGAACTTGATAAGTATACAAAGAGAATAAATGAATGCAACGGTAATGAACTTGAAAATTATCTTATGTCTTTAAGTATGTATATAGATGTAAAGGCAGAAGATACTGTACAGTATTTGAAAGATAGAACGGATTATAGAGATTATGTAAAAGTAAGAAACAAATAAAAATAAGAGATTCCGTACTGACCAAAGTTAAGAATCTCTTAAATACTTCTGCCACCAAATAGGAGGCTATACAAATTATAACACTGTATGCCTCCTGTTTGCAAATGAAAATTAAAATTTCACAGGAGGATTTTTATATATGAACGAAATCACAATTAACACAGCAAGCCAGACACCTATCGAAATCGCACTTGGCATTGATGAAGAGGGTATGACTACTGCCAAAAAGTTATATACCTTTTTAGAATTGGATTTTAGCAATTATTCAAGATGGTGCAAGAGCAACATTACAGGAAATGAATTTGCAGAGGAAAACGTTGATTATTGGGCATTCGTCATTAATGACGAATGGGGAGGACAGGCTACTAAGGACTACAAACTTACTGCTCATTTTGCAAAGAAGTTATCGGTAAAAGGTAATAGCGAAAAAGCAGAAGAAGCTAGAGAATATTTTACTAGACTTGAAGAAAAGGTAAAACAACAAGTAATTGATTATTCTAAATTGTCCCCCGAACTGCAAATGTTCAATCAGATTTTCCAACAAGTAGCCAAGACTGAACTGGAACAGAAGAAACTTGCGGAACGTGCCGACCAACAAGAGAAGAACATGAAAACCATCATTGATACCTTTAAGGGAACGGATTCCGATGTTGGAACAGAGAAATGGGTAAACAGATGTATTTCAAAGATTGCCGAGAGTGACGATTTCTCTTACTCATTCGGGAATAAATATGCCGCCGCCAGAAATGAAAGCTACCGCAGATTATCGGACAGAGCTGGTTGCCGATTAGATCAGAAACTTAGAAATGCGATTTCCAGAGCTGAGGAAAGAGGTTGCACAAAAGAGCTAATCAACCAGATTAATAAATTGTCCGTAATTATGCAAGATAAGCGACTGAAAGAAATTTACATTGGTGTGATTAAAGAAATGATGATTGCATATAAAGTAGAAATCGCATGATTGCCGTAGAGCCAAGAAGTCTTGGCTCTATTTTTATAACAGCAAAAAGGCTAGGAATTTCTCCCCAGCCTAATTTTATCAGTTAATGTATTCAACATCTATGCTTGGCAATGTTACTTGTTTCCCAAGAAGTGTTGTAGAATTTAATGTTCCGCTACAAGTTCCGTATACGGTTATCCAATCTCCTTCTAGGTAATGTGTTTCGCCATCCTCATAGCTATATGAACAATCCCATTTATTACCGTTTCCGTCAACAATATACAACGTATATCCACCGAATATTCCTTCTAATGACTGATCTATTGTTCCAGAGACAATACAATGTTTTTTATCGTAACTGTCAGGGTTTCTCAATATATCATTATAGTCCAATGTTTGGCAAAGTGCCTTGTATTCGTCCTCTGAAACTTCTTTTGAATTAGCAACTTCTTCTGTCACTACAAAATACTGTGATAAACTATCATCTGAAGCATCCTTTTTATAGCTTTTAGCTTCATCACCTTTTGCAAATACCATACAATTCTCTAAATTTATGGAATCTCCCATAAATCCCCATGAATCTACATTTGATACTGTTCCAAGAATAGCAACCACATCATCATCTTTAAGACCGCTTTCATATTTTGCATACAATTTACTATCAGATACATTAAAATTACTCATCATATATTTATCACCAATAGTAACTTGCACCTTATTGTCTTTAATCTCACTTATTGTTGATACAGTATAAATTTTAGCTCCGCTCATATTGACTGCATATTTATATAAATCGCTGTCAGTGATATAAGAATATTCACCAGAATTAAATGTTTGTAATTCATCATCAAAAGTAATTGGAGCCACATTCTGTTTTTTCTCTTCTACTGTAGGAGTTGCTTTTCTTTCGTAACTACTGGATTTTTCCGTCTGTGTTTTGGATGTATCTGCTGTTTTCTCTGTTTTAGATGAATACCAGCCAATTAGAATAAACACAAGGCAGATAAAGCCAAAATAGTTTGCGCATCCCCCTTTTTTCTTTTTCTTGGTAGCTGCCGGCTGTGTTGTGTACTGTGGTTTTGGTGCAGAATATGTTTTAGGTTTTTCGATATTCTCAATAGTTGTTCTGGCCTTGTTTGCTTCGCCCCTGTCGCAATTATCCATTACACTCTTGTCTAACATATACCATTCAACAACATATTGTTTTTTGAAGTACCGCTCCGCAATCTCTGTTGTAAATTCTTTTGCCTGTTCATATGCGGAAGAACCTGTTGATAAGCAAATTTTGAAAGGCTTTGCGTATTTCGGAATTGAAAAAGCAACTTTCAACTGTACTCTCCCTAAATCGTCTGGTTCTTCCTTATCATAATTCAATACAAAATCCATAGGATTTGCTTCAAGTAACAAATTTCCTTTGTAGTAAACCTCAATATTCGCTTTTGAAGCCTTGATTCTCATAGAATCCAACATCTCAATGTCGTATTCCTTTTGCTTCTGTGGCGGTTCCTGTGTTACATTTCCCTGTGTTATCGGGAATCCACAGTTCGGGCAACTTGCCGCTTTATCACTTATTTCCTTGCCGCATTCTGGACATTTAATCAGTGCCATAAATATCCCCCTCCTTAGTATGATACCCATATTGTACCACCTTGGGACGTATTCTGGAAGCCCTATTTCGCTTTTCTATCAATTTCCGCAGTTACAGCAAACAAAAGAGCTTCGGCAAATTTTGCTCCGACCGAATCGGAGTATTTATCGTGAATCTGGCTTGCTTCCATGGTGAGATTTTCCCACTGTGGAATATCATCCTTTGAGATAAAGGCATACTTCTTGTGGAGATTCCATATTTCCTGCCAGATGGAAAAGTAAGTCTGTTTAAATTCCATCAATACCACTTCTCCCCGAAGTTATCCTTTGCCGTACCATATTTGTAAAAGCTTACCTCAACCCTGTTCTGGCGTAATTCATCGAAACGGTCTGAATATTCTGTTGGAAGTTCTGTTCCTATTTGGCTCATATGTTTTAATTCTCCACAATTAATTGATTTCTTGGCTCAAAAATCAGTTTTCTTGGCTTGTGCCTATATTTTATCGGGTGAGAGGTTTTGAAACGGATTTGGTTGTTTTATCATGTCAATTAATTACCCTCATATGTCTCATAATCAATCGTTCCAAGATCACCGTACACATCCGGGTAATAAATTCCAATCCAGAAGTTATCCTCCATTGCTTTGTAGTAAGTTACTTTTACATTCCAGTTCTGTACTTCGTCAATAATTTCTTTGTTGAGAAGTCCGAATTGATCTCGGCAAGCTTCACTTTCCAGTTTATAGGTTAGTGCTTTGTATTTCTCGGCATTTGCCTGTCTGATGGCGGTAACATTGGTTTGAGTGAGTAGTAAAATCAATCCAGCTACCAGGAACCATACTGCACCGATAAAAGAAATTACCACACCAAAAGACAGTATAAATGTACTCGCATTTGAATATTCATATTTGTAGCTTAAAGATTCGCCTATTCTATTTGCAATCAGCATAACAACGCCAACCGCAAAAATGATTACTGATAGCCAAAATATCATAGTGTGTCCTCCCTGTCCCATTCTGCGTCAGATTTATCTGACATAATAATATCGTTAGATATTATTCAAAATATAATTCTTTCTCTTTTTCTTAATCTAAATCTATATCTTAATCTAATTCTATTTCTATTTCTTATTCTATACCGTTACTGTAACGTTACTGTAATGTTACAGTTTTTACACAGCAAAACATTAAGGTCGAAAATCATGCTTTTTTCTTTCCTCGCTTTCATATTCTGCAATTTTCTCGTCACAAATAGTACCACCACTTGTAAACATAGCTTCTGGCATTTGCTCCTTCCAACCATATTCTTTACTCAATTTAAGCATTGAAAACATATTACAATAGTCTTCTTTTGTAACACAGTTCGCCCAATATTTATTTGACGCATAATGATTTAAAAGCCTTAATCCCTGTTCGGTAGTTAAAACAGGATGAGGCTCATTATATGTTTGATAATATTCTCTATAATATTCTCTTAACAGTTCTGTAAAGCCATTGAGATAAGGAATCAAACTAACTCTATTTTTCGGAGAGTATCTATCTGAAAAGAAATAACCTTTGTTTTCTAAATCAAGCCCATATTTAAGATTTTCTATGCTCTTTTCTCCGTCAATATCAGCGATCCCAACAAAGCATTTATCCATCATATAGTTTTGAGCAAATTTATCTTTATCAAATCTGGGGTGTAGATATGAAACAAATATTTTTAAATACCGTTTACTTTTCTTTTCCGCTGCAAAATCTTCTTCTGTAATCAAATATGTTTCAACATAATATTTTAAAAGTTTCGGATTGAACTCTATTCCTCGTGATGTTAAAACTTTTTTTATATAATTAAAATAATACTTTGACTTATTATCCCCCTTTGAGTGATTAATACACACTCCTGGTATTTTTGAAAATGCCATTACAATTTCATCGTACGAAAATTCTTTACAATATGATTTTACAGATTTTTCCATTGCTTCCATAATTTTATCTGCTGAAAATCTTTTTAACCATATTCCTATTTCCTTACGTCCGTTATCGTTTACATCACACCCTGTCAATTGTTCAAAATATTCCGTTAGCATGTTTACTGCCATATTATCATAATCAAGTAGCTCTTTCTTCCATTCAGCAATCATTTCCAACTGTTCTTTTTTCTCTGCAAGATCTTTTAATGCTTCCTGTTGAAACGATATTGCTTTGGAATCTAAAATTCTAGTTTTGCCCTTCCCTCTATTGCAGTCGCGGCACGAAGTAATTAAATTTGTAATCTCATTATCCCCGCCCTCTGCTACTGGCTCAATATGGTCTACTTCCAAAATTACGTCTGGTGACATTCTTCCACAGTATTGACATGTGAATTTGTCTCTTTTGAATACTTCAAATCTGATTTTCTTGCTAAGTGGTTTTCTTGCCATAGATTGATACCTGCCTTTCGTATAAAAGAGTGCCTTGAACTGTATGTAAATCAGTAGGCAAGTAGCAAGGCATTTCTACCTGTCCCCCGTCGGGTTAGCCCACTGGTTTTACCAAAATTAACGGTTAAAATAAAAAAGAGCCGCCAAGTAAGATAAAAATTCCTCAAAATCGAGAAATATTAATTTCTTCTTAGCGGCTCAAAAATCAAGACCGTGTGTACTTCTTCACTAAAGAAATCATACCACACAATCAGTCAAAAATCAATATGTCGGGGATGGTTTGAAACGGCTATCCGTATCGTTCTGGGCTTTTGTTACTGCTTTCGCAATCTCACTTCCGTCCAGAATAATGCTGTTCATAATGTACTGCGGATTCTTATTTCCGCTGTTCATGCTCATTGCCATTGCAACTCCCTGGGCTACTGCTTTTGCCATTTCTTCTTTTGTAAGTCCCATACTTCCGTCCGAACTGGAAACAATGCTGTCTGCAATCTTCTTCATGGTTCGTGGATTTTCCAGCGGAAGGACGGCTTCAGAACCAGCTTCACCGATACCAATTACCTGTGCGCCATTAAAAAGACCACCTTTGGCGTACCAATTAGGCTTGTAAACTGGTGTAGAACTGGTTTTCCCGTTTCCGAGGTTATGCTTTCTCCATTCAGAGATTCGATATGTTAATGTTGGTAGATGAACTTGTTTCATACCATTGGCGAAAGATTGTGCAGTTTCCCGACCCATTGATGTTAAATCATTTTTGAACAGACTTGTGATATAATCTGAAATACCAGATAAGTTAGATTCTGTATAAGTCTTCATGTTTTCGGTTTCTGTATCAACCTTGCCAGAAGCCTTTTCCCAAATCTGGTTTGTATTGATTAGAACAGAAGACCAATAGCTTTGAATGGTGGTCATAACCTTACCCATTATATCTTTGGTATCGGTATCCATGGTTCCGAGGGCTGTCGATACAGCATTTGCAGAATTTCCCCAGTTTGTTTTAGAATTGGTTTCAACATCATCATTCGTGTTCTTTATCTTCGACCAAATGGAAGGCATTGTGCTTTCTGTGCTTTTTTTCATCCCAGCCATTGCCGTGCTTACGGCTGCACTGGCTATTCCAAAACCAGTCTTAGATTTTGAAGAAATGGATTTCGTAGCTGTTTCCACTGATTTACTCATTGTTGATGAAGCTTTTGGAACATCTTCTGAAAAAGCTTTAATAACTTTTCCTGTGTCAATTCCCATCTCTGCCATTTTATCCATCAAGGCTTGGAATGCAGCTCTAGCTGTTGCACCAGATGATTCTTGTTGCTGAAGGACAGTACTTAATTCATCAAACTGCGTTGGAGTGATTACCGCTTGATTTGAAAGTCTTTCTAATGCAGATTTCGCATTATCAAATTCTGTCCCCATCGTACCGATATATTCATTAATATTACTTACATGAGAATTTGTGGCGGTATCGGATTCCTCCATTGCCTGTTTTAATGCTTGCTTAAATGTATCGGAAGAAATTCCAAGATTTTCAAGTGATGTTTCTACGGTTTGGAGCTGTCCATCAAAATCAAATGCATTGTCTTTCACATTTTTTAAATCACCGCCGAGTCCGATAAGTTTATCGCCAGAGATTCCAGTTTGTTCTTCGATGATTTTCAATGCTTTTCTAACAACTTCAAAATCGTTGAATGCGTCAGCTGTGGAGTCTTTAAAGTCCATAGCTTTTTTTACCCGTCCAAGGCCTTCCACGACAAATGCAGTCGCGCCTAAATTAGTTGCGTATCCCCAAAATCCTTGGAATTGTCCACCAGCTGTTTGTGCGACATCACCGAGATTTTTTATCTTTTCTGCAAGTGTAGTAAACCCGCCATTTCCAGCCGTTTCCGCTGCTCCACCAATATCACCGATGATAGTGGGAAGAGAAGATGCGGTATCAAGTGGGAAATTTAAAAGTTTTGAAGCTAATGAACCGATTCCGCTAGCAAAGGAAAAGATTTCGGTGGCAATATCTTTGGCTATTTTGATCGCAAACAATGTTCCGAATGCAGCACCAACTTGTTTTATAAATTCTGGATCAATTCCACTTAACTTCTCGGAAAGCCAATTAATAGCATTTGCGATACCGTTGATTAAGTCCGCTCCGATATTAATTACTCCTTCAAGCCCAGTGATTAGAGCATCTGCAAATCCCTCTGCAAATGGTTGGAATGCAGACCATAAATTTCCAAGAGCAGTTCCAACAGCATTCCAATCAACCTTATCAATAAAATTCTGTATTGAGGTTTTTACACGGTCAATACTGCTCCAAATCCACTCCCAGTCAACATCAATAACTCCGAAATTATCAAGTGCAAGTACGATTCCACCGATGCCAAGTGCCATTGACGCATAAGGATGTTTTGCCAGTAAAGAAAGTCCTTTTCCTAATGGGCTGTCTTTTCCAATGATTCCACCAATAAAGGTTAATCCTTTGAATCCTAGAATCGCCAAAGAAATTTGGCCGAGACTCTTTCCTATAGCTTGTGCTGTTTCGGGACTTATATTTTTTATTGCTTCTGCGATAGAATTTAGACCTCCAGGAACAGTTGAATTGATGAAATTCTCTCCGACATTAAGTAAATCTTTATAAAAATCCACAATGCCTTGTCCTACATTCTTTGCAAATGGAGCCAATGCATCCCAGAAATTTTTCAGTGATTTATTAAGTTCTTCCCAATGAATGTTGTTTCCGAAACTGGTCAACGCATCAACTAATTGTGGAATTGCGCCGTTCATCGTCCAAGTTCCGACTGGAACGAGAAAATGCTCGTAAAAATCCATAAGTCCCGTCCAAACAAATTGTGTTGGCTTTTGGAGCATAGTAAACAATCCTTCTAAAGAAGTTTGGAGCTTTAACCAGTTGATTTTTGTCAGCAAATCATTTGTAATGTTAAAGAATCTTGGAAGTCCTGAGTTGTTTGATAATGACCATTTACCGATTGGCTGGAGGTAATTCTTCCACAAATTTTTCAAAGCATTAATCGAAAAATTTCCTAGTCTGCTTAGACCTTCATTATAAAGCTTCTTTATTGCGGCAGTGGTTGGCTTTGCATTCTTTCTGATTTGTTTAAATGCCTTGATAATCTTATCAGATACAGTTTGCGCTTTATTCTCAACATTTGCAAATGCTTGATCCCATGCTTTTTGATAATCAGAAAGTGCTTTATCGAAAGCAGCGTCCAGTTCTGGTATATGGGCACTTCCCAGAGCCCCGCTGCCCGAGCTTCCACTTGAACTTGATGTCTTGTTATCATTCAACTGGTTCAATTCATCGAAGGAAAGAACAGAAAGAGTTTTTTGTAATTTCTTCGCATTGTCGTTTGCATTGTCGAGCCCGGATGCAGCATTATCTGTGCTGTCTGCAATATCTCCCATATCGACTGAAGCTTTTCCAGTTGAAGATACATAATCCGATAGCTTAATGCCAAGTAGTTTTGCGAGCCAAGAAAAAGCTCTTTCCAATGCCATAACAAGACCGTTAATATATGGAAGTACTTTTGCAACAATAGGGAGGAACAATGTTCCGATACTTCTACCAAGTGCTTCGAAATTAGATTTCAACATACGAACCTGGTTGGCTGGTTGATTAATTGTTGAAGCCAAATCAACCCATGCATATTTAGAACTATTCAATATTGTAATTGTTCTTAATATAGCTTTATCTGACTGGCTTAGACTTGATACAGTAGCGTCAATTCCAAGATTATAAAGTTCCTGTTGTAAATTTGCTACACGGATATTAATACCATATTTATCAAGTGCCCTGCTCATTCCGGTTATGCCAGAAGCCATATCATTCCAAACATCGTTGAATTCAAGATTTTTTACAGAAGCAAGGTCTGCTCCGATTTCTGTTAAAGCTTGTGAAACCTTGGTTGATGCATCTGCTGTTGCCCCCATTGATGATGCCATCTGTGCATAAGTAGCTTGATAATTCATGGTGTCGTTTGGATTAAGACCTAGACTTCCACCAGATATACGTGTCAGATCTCCTGCATCTGATACTTCAAATCCAGTCATTTTTTTTGTAAGTTCTTTTGCACGTTTTTCAAAAGAACCAACATATTCCTCTGCGGATTTTACTCCTGCATTCTGCCACTTGCTGATATCTAATCCATCAGTAACTTGATCGAACGCAGAATTGAAATAGTTCAATGTTTCAACATAATCAGATGCAGAATTTACAGAATTCCAAAGTGCTTTAATTCCTCTTGTCACCGTGAAGAATTTCGCATATAATCCGGCAAGTTGTGAAGTTAATGAACCAACTTTTTTTGAAGTTACGTTTGCATTATTTCCAAATCCAGTTAAAGCAGAACTAGCAGCTCCAATCATGGATGATAACTTTTTCCCAGCATTTCCAAGTCCGTTTGTGGAATTTGATAATCTCGAAAATGAATTCGAAAGAGAATTTGTGGCTTTATTTATTTTTCCACTTGCAGTAGCTAACTGTGCCAAAGCTTCTGTCATTCTTATTGTATTTTCGCTGATTCTTGGCGCAGTTTTCATTACATTGAAGAACGACAATACTTCATTCGCTAGTGTTCCAAGTTGGCTTGATGTTTGCCCGATTTTATTCCCAGCGCTTGCCAATTGTGCAATTGATTGAACAAACCTATTTACGGAATCTGAAATTCCATCAACACCAATAAAGCTTTCTGTGATAAATTTCAAGCTACTTCCCAATGTAGGTAATTCAGCAGATACATTCGCAATATATTCACCAGAATTGGCTAATCTAGCCATTGAATTAACAAAACGATTAACGCCGGAAGATACATCTGGAATCTCTGCCAAATTGCTTAATTGATGGATTATTTCTCCGAGTTTCCCAGAATCAAATCCACTAACATCAACCTGGCTAAGCCTGTTTATTGAGTTGATAACTGCATTCAGACCAGAGCCTTTATAATCTACTCCACCCATTGTCTTTATGGAATTTGAGAATTTTCCAATTCCATCAGCAATGCTTGTCATTTTCCCTATATCAAGTTCTTTTAGTTTTCCAAGTTCCCTTACACAACTACGCAATCCGTTTGTATTAACTCCGCTTAATGCGGAATTAACTTCTGTGAGTTTGTTTGAAAGATTAGTCAGCGCACGTACTGCTTTTTCTGTACTACTGCTAATCTGTATATCAAGGGTATCAATGGTATTGTCAGCCATTTTATTTATCCCTCCTTTTTTTACAAAAAAATAAAGGGCAGACAAGACTTATTCATCCTGCCTGCCCTTTTCATGGTTAAGCTCAAAGTTCGCCTGCATGAGTTGCAAGCTTGCCAAAAGTGCGTTTCTCTGTTTTTTCTTTTCTTCTTCGGAAAGTATGCCTTCCTGTTTTCGCTTTTCTTCCTCTGCTGATTCAAGTAAAGGTTTCTTCAAATACTCTGCCTTGGATTTTTTCCCCATTAAAGCATTTGCAACAGCTGTGAATGTGGCTGATGTTTCATAAATGCCCGCTTGCCAAAGTTCGGCATCTCTTCTCTTTTGCCGTATCTTTTCAGCTTCGATATAAGGTTTTAATTCAGCTGGTGTAGAATCCATAAATTCTTCTTTGGATACACCGATAGAGAGGTATAAAGGAAGAATCTCTTGGTAAACAGCTTCTCGAAAAGTTAATTTTTCTTTTTGTGATCCTGTGGGAGCTTCGTTGCATTCTTCTCCACTGCCTGTGCTTCCGCTACTGCATTCAGCAGACCGGATAAAAAACCATTTTTCTCCAATTCTTTATCAAGAAGTTGGTATAAATCAAATCCACTTTTTGGATTTTCCTCAGTTCCTTCATCTTCGTAATCATCCAAAAGGTCACAGACTTTATCAAGAGCAGTTTCTTTTTCAGAATCACTTTCATACCCAAACTCATCCTTGTGCTTCTTTTGAAGTCCAGCGAGAAGCAGTTCCGGAAGAAGAGAAATCATCTTCTGAAGACTTCTCTCTTTTCCATCTGTAATCCCCTGTACCTTGTCCAGCACATCTGTTTTTGTAAGAAGTCCGTATCCAAATACAACTTTATATTCCTTTCCATGTACATTAAAAGTTACCATTTTATAATCCTCCCGATATATTTTGTTAGCTAAGTGCCATTGCGCCTGTGGAATCTGCTACTGCTTTTGCGGTGTCTAAAGCCTGTGCAAGCTCTTCGGAAACAACTTTTGTATCAAGACCTTTATATTCTTGAATAATGAGAGACAGCGGAATTGTTGCTGCTTCATTCTGTCCAATGTCAGACAGTGGAATATTTTTTCCAGGGTCTGCGATAACAAAGAATGCATCTTCGAGGTCTGGAAATACAACTTCAAACCAAACTCTAAATCCTTTTGTCTTTCCTGTTGCTGTGTCGGACATAAGTTTCTTGAGCGCTGTGATAACATCAGCGTTAAGGTTAAATGTTACATCCCAAGTACCGCCAGTATCCTGTCTACCGGACGCATACTGTGTAATGAAGTCTTCAAGAGCTGATACGTCAATCTGCTCTGTGTCAAGGGAAATTCCACCAATGGAACTACATCTTTTTAACCAGGTAAATGCAGTTGGCTTTGTTCCTTTAGCGGTTTCAACACCGTAATGAAAAGTTACGCCAAGTGTTGTTAAATCTGCCATTTTGATAGGCTCCTTTCTTTAATTCAAGTTTTATGCACGTAACCCTGTGCCGGGAGATAGCGGATCACCGCCTTCCTACTCTTCTTTTCCTGCTTGCTTAATAATTTGATTTACATAATTACTTAATCCGGCAACGATAACGCCTTGTGTAATTGCGGTAAACAGTGCCATTGCAGCTTCCTGTGAACCGGAAACTGTAGATGTTGCAAAAACATAAAGACCGCAAATTAACACGCCGAGAATCCCTAAAATCATCGGAATAAATTTGTCAGAAATACTCTCTGATTTTTTAATCATTGCTCCGATGAAATAAAGAAATACAACGACAACAAGTAATTCCGGCTTTACATAGCTTAAAATCTGATCCATAATCTCACCTCGCTTTCGTTTTAGGCATAAAAAAAGAACGTCTATGCGTTCATTGGGTTTAAAGTAATTTTCCTGTATATATTCGGCTGTATCGGCTCACAAGCTTTTTAATTCCACTGTCACCAAAAAACATGGGTTCCGGGCCATATGTACGGCGAAATCCCATGCTCACCATAGCTTTATGACTTATCTTGTCCAATTCATACACTCTGGTTAGTGCTTTGCTCCCAGATGTGAAGCAATTTACTTGAAATGATGGCATTGTTGCACATTCATCTCCTTCAAGGTCGCCTCTCGTAATTGGATTTCCAAGCATATAAAGCTGTGCATATGCCTTTTTGCCAGAAGCATTTGTCTCACTCCCATCCATGGAATAATTGTCTGCGCCAGTAATCTTAGAAACAGCCGCTCCCCACCTTGAAAAAACTTCTAATACAGGGGATTCTATTGTGTCTGGCATATCTGTCACCTCACAATAAAAAATGCGCCCACTTTTATGGTGAACGCATTGCATTTTATGCTACAATTTAACACTGTAATGATAACATAATTGGTCGGTATCATTCAGTATATTATGGTATCTTCTTTAAGAAGAGAATACCTCTTTGGCAATTTTGCGGATATTCTGAATGATTTCTACACTGGCTTTATACATTGGCATTGTAGCTTCTGTACCGTAAGAGCGAACCCATTCTCCAGAATCAGAAACATATACCCAGGAATCGTTTTTTCCTTTTCCTTGTCCGTAAGAACCGATTGTATAACCAAATTCTTCTCCTTTTGGATGCGGACTAGAACCTGCTGTGCCATTGTAGTGAATACCTGCACCGAACTCTATAAACAAAAGGTCTATTCCTTCGCATATTAAATGGGCTTCTGCATAGTTTCCAAAACTGTTAATTTTGATGTAAGTATTATGGTTCTTATCGGAATCGCCTTGTGCTGCTAAAATATTTTGATTAATGACTGGAATCCCTAATTCACATAATCTTTTTATGAAGATTTCGTTTTTATTTCTTAAAGATTTTTGATAATTTTTTATTTCATCAATAGCTTTTTGGATTGATTTCTGTGATAAGGTACACTTTATTGTCTTACCCATCTTCGTTTCCCTTCTTAGAAATTCCATATCTGGCAATATTGCCTTTTTGTGTGTCTAAAATCTTCTTTAGTACATAATCTGGCAATACTGTAGGTTCTCCATCTTCGTCCAAAATAAGGCTTCCATCCTCGCTTATTTGTGGGATTCTGTCTATCCAAAATATATCTGCTTCCTGTGGGTGAAAATTTCGATTAAAGCTTGTAATATACCTGTCATAATCTGGCACTATTCCGGCTGCGATTTCTTCCGGTGTTCCGGCTGTAGATGATACAGAAAAAGAGAACAGAACTGGCTTCTCATAAACTTTACTGCGGTCTAATCCTTGTGTTTTCTCAGATATTCGTGACCAATATACTTTTTGCTTTTGACGGACTAATCCTCTCATAGAAATTACCTGCTTATATAATCTGTAAATTTGTCATTTATTCAGTGATTTCCTTCATTCCAGATTGAATCAGAATATCCTTCACCTTTTCTTTTAAGAGGCGTGGAACCCTTGCATACATTTTCTTTGCGCCCTCTACTGTTTCCTGATTCATAATTTCCTGTGCCCATAACATTGCCATCATTCTAATACCATCCTTTCCTGCGCATAGCAAAAATAAATTGATTAATAATTTACGCATAAACCGCCTCTGACATTTCCAGCAGGCAGGAAGTCAACATCTTGATCGTTTTCTCCTGCTCCTGAACCTTTTGCTCCAATGTCTTTTCTTTCTGTGGTTCATATTCCAGATATTTTTCTGGGTTCTTTTCCACAGATTCACGGTTTATGTTTTCCATTTTTTCCCGGAATTGGTGGAAATCATACTCCCAGAACGTATCTGTTACAGTAATATACTGTTCTTTTTCCAACATCTGCTGATTTTCTTCTGTGACTTCCTTCCCGTTAAGGCATATTGTCACATCAACCATTCCGTTATCAAGCGGTTGCCAGCTGAACACTGGCTGTTCTGTTGTGAATCTTGCTTTCAATGCTTACCCTCCTTTTTGCGTATTTCATTAGTTGTTCTATTCCATACTTCCCTTTAAAGTGATCGGAATCTGAATTTTTGAACCAGCCAAAATACGAAACACAACGGCATGCCAGATCTATTGGTATCTCCATATGGTGCTGTATTTGTTTTCTCAATCTCAGATATGCCCGTCTTGCCCGGAGGAATATGCTCCGACGCACTTCTGTGTGATCTCTGTATATCTTGTAGCCAATCATATCAATGCAGTCTCCATGATGCTTTCCGTCTTTGCCAATATAGTCAACCGGGAACAGTTTCCAGTTTGGTTTTATCTCCAAGCCCAGCTCATCTCTAATGAAACCGCCCGCTTAGCGTTACAAGTCCGTTATTTATTTATAAGGGGAAAGCCCCTCTGTCAGGCGGTCGCCTGCCATTCACCCCTGGTGCCGTTTGGAGAAACGCCAGAGGCTATCCACCAGTACGTGTACGTCAAGCCACCGCCCGCAGTGAGAAACCAGAGCCCAGCACCCGCACCACTGCGCAAATGGCCCAGCGAAAGCCATTCTCTCTGTCCGGATGCACTTGTGTCTGTATACACTCCATCAGCAAACCCAGTTGATGTTCCTCCACCTACTTTCGTAGGTATCATAATTCCGAGGTTTGGGTCTGTTGTTTCTCCTGTGATATATTCCCAGGATGCATTTGTGTACGCTACCTGTGCGATAGCCTTTTTATAGCTTTCGCGTATCGTTGTAATATCACTCGTTAGTGTACTTGCATCTTCGCATACGTAGACATCTCTGGCCGGATTCCCGTCTACACCTGTAACAATATCCATGACTACGTTTCCGAGGACTTCGTAGGATCCGATGCAGGTCTCGATGCCCTGGATTTTGTATGGATCTTTTCCGCTGGTATTGCTGTTCGGCGATCCATCCGAACCGGCTACCTCATCAGTTGCTCCACTATGCCATGGCATTGATGATATCCATGTGGTTAGTGTTGTGTCAAACGGTTTCGGTGCATCCACATATACCGCTGTATTGCTCTCATCTACATCCTCGGTTTTTACAACTTTAACACTATAAGCTTTGTTGTGCATGTATTCGTAGTATCGGTCTCTGCCTGTATTGGCTCCGATATCACCAATAGAAACGTAGGAGCCAACGGGGTAGAAATTCGCCTGTGCTTTTGTCAGCACAACTCTCATTACTCCGATTTCTTCTACCAGATTCCGATCCTGGTTGTTGTATGAGGTGCATCCAGCCATAACGCTCTGGCTGTGTGTGGTTGCGTATTTGATAATCATCATAAGCTGCCTGTAAAACAGATCCCAACTCGTTGTGCCGCAATAATGTTTACCAAGTTTGTGCATGTAAGCAATCATTCCGGTATAACTGACCGGATTTCTAGCCTGCATCGCTTGGCCACCATTGGCTGGTGCTAGCCCTTTAGACGAATATGGTACCCCATCAATATCTCCTGCCGCATACTTGGCATGGATCATAAATGGGCTGATCGTTCCGTCCGGATTGATGGATTCTTTCATCGGATACGGTGTCAGTTCTGTTTGGGCATCAGAATAATGATAGAGGATTGCTTCTTCTGTATCTTCGATGCCAAACCATGCGCTCATCGTAACTTCTCCTACCTGCACTTTCCCATATTTCGAAAATCCGGTTTGTCCCTCCAAAACGTCTACATGGTTAAATCCGTCCTCGTCCACGGAAAAATTGCAGGTAAAATGATGGAATAAACCATACTGAGCGTAATCATCCCTGCCCTCTTTCCTGCCTACAGATGGCTCTGCGACCATGTTCTCGTTGGCATTCATTTTCACACCGATTGGACTTGTGGATGTTTCGTATTTATAGATTTTTGTGGTAAACACTTTCCCGGTTCTTCTGAGCGCAAAATAATTGGATAATGCATTTTCAATATTTACCTCGTTTGCATTTAGAATTTCGGTTATTTTATTCAGTTTATCGCCTACGATCTTGGCATCCGCAGCCTTTCCGGATAAGCTCAGGGTATTGTCTGTTCCAGAAAGGTAGTTTGAATCATTTTCAAGATCGCTGACCTTTGTTGGAATTTTTGTATCTGCGGGCAACGCCCCCACTTCATCCGCTGTATATGTTGGCTTATTCTGCTGTTTTGCCCAATCTGCCAATTCGTTCGTTTTAATGTAAAGTGACATATCAATCGGAGCGCCCATGGTATCCCATACTACTCCGTTCCACGCAACATTCATTCCTGCTTCGCCATATATTGATTTCTGTTCAATATTGTACATGTCACCAATGGCTGGATTTAACGGAAGCAAATCGGATGTAGAAACTGTTCCTTTATACCTAACAGGATGATTCAGTTGTGCTTCCATATCGGAAATCTGGCGTTTTAATATTGCATATACTTTTTTTGCTGTTAATGCCATACGCTTCTCCTTTACAACCTGTACCATGTGTCTGTAGGTTTGTGATACTCGTATAATTCAGAGGTATCAAGGCACAACGCCGAAGAACCGCTCTGTACATAATGTGGGAGCTTTGATACATCTTTTGAAAGTCCCTCGTAATCACGAACCATACCTTTTGCATCTGTACATACCCAACTGCCTAAATCAGGCAATTCATCACCTGGATTGTACTGAATGCCATCAAAAATAATTGTGTTTTCTGCTTTTGCCATTTACGCAATCATCCTTTCTGCCCCAATGGGAGCTACATATGTGAACTGGTTTCCTAAAATATCTCTGGCTGTGCCAATAACAAACTGTCCATAGTCTGCCAGAATATTGCATACAAATTCCTCTGCATCCACCCAATACCGTTTCTTAACCATACGATGAAGTTCCGGTAATAGACCATAGCTGAACATCACACAATGCCCTAACTCATGAATAAATACACGGTTCAGAAGTTCTCCATGCAAGTTGCTTGCAATCGAAATTATCATTGTAGAGTAATCAGATACAGCAAGTGTGCGTTTTCCTGTGCGGTCAATCAAAACATTATCATGGGGAGAAACAAAGCGAACTCTCCATAAGTACCCGTTCATATAGAATTGTTTCAGCATGGTTTCTTACCATCCTTTCTACGAAAAAAGCCCCTGCCGCATTAATTCGCGACAAGGACTTAATTCATTTATTGCTCTAGTTCATCTGCTGTACAAGTCTGGTCAGGTCAGCTTTCATTGACTGTCTGAGTGTTGCATCTGCATCTGACCACATTTCCGTGAGATTACGAATAATATCTGATGTGTATTCTTTCATGGAATCATCCATTTTTCTCTTGGATTCCGTGTCTTTGGAATCATGATAGTGTCTACGATTCTCATCGTATTTATCATAGGATTCGCCATATCTGGATTTCTTCCAATTCATATTCATACCATCATTTTCCATATCACTACGATCTGGATGATATCCCATGCGGTACATATTGCGCTCAAATTCTGGATTGTTTAAATACTCATCCATCCAGTCATCATCCTGCATATACAGATACGGTCTATAGCCTTTTCTGGTTCCCCTACCTTTTGGAGCGAAACGCCCATTTGAATAGCGGTAACGGTCATATCCCATGCGTCCAAGATACTTTTCTTCCTGTTCGCATTCATCCATAGCTTCCACGATACGATAATCTTTATCAGCGCAAATCGCACATTTTACTGCTTCCATGCAGTCTTTCAAATCGTCCCAGTCTTGAGCACTAAGATTATCAAAGCCATGTGTTTTGGCTTTTTCCATAGCCCATTTTCCCATTTCCATTGCAACTTTATGCATTACAGTGCCCCCTTTCTAACAGCCTGCGTAACAGGTGCTTCTGTCGTTGGGGCTGTACCATTAATTGCTTTCAAATTGTTGCTCGGACTACAAGCCGGATTTCCTAACATCTTGAATACTCCGCCAGTTGCACTTGTAGCTACTCTGGTTGCGTACTTCGTTCTGGTTCTTATTCCACAAGCCGTAATCTGTGCACAGCAACGATTTTCTAGCGGATACAAAGTTGTTCCTGTTCCTATCTGAATCATTACCGGAGCAGTAATTGTAGTGGCTTCTGGTATACTTTGTGCAACAACAATACAATATTTCTCTCCATTGTTGTAACTGCCTTCTGGGAGTGTGATTACAAGATTACCTCCTGTAAACGCAACAGCTTGGCTTATTACAAGACGGTTGCAGAGCTTACAAACATTTTTACAACTCATATTTCTACCTCTCAATCAAAATAAGAGGTGAGCCGCAACCCACCTCTTAGAATTTAGTCAACCTCTAAGGGTGAGTTACTTAGCAACAACCGTTACCATATGTATTACATCCTGCGTATGCATATGGAGCTGGAACCTGGAATGCAGGAATCGGAGCCGGGTTGATTGCATTGATTAATCTCTGAGCCTGTGCGTACATCTCTGTTGTAAGCAATGCAGACTGGCGATCCTGGGATGCAGCACGTTTCAGATCAGAGTTCTCTGCCTGTAATGTTGCAATCTTATCGTTAGTCAGGAAATCAAGTATTGCTCTGGTGTTGCTGTTCTGATTTTCCAGAAGGTCTCTGGTGTTATTGTTCATTGTGTTCTGCAATGCACAAGTGTTGGTAGCAAGGTTGTAGTTGATACCCTGTATAGCTTCTCTGGTTTCACAGCAACAGTTTGCTAACTGAGACTGTAATGCATTGGTATTCTGCATACCGGCTACAGTATCAGCATTGATTGCCTGCTGAACGCCGTTAAAACCTTGAAGCATTCCAACGTTCACGCCGTTGAAACCGCTCTGCATGGTATTGTTAAGAGAATATGTGCTGTCACAGATACCCTGCTGAATACCTCTGATACCGTTCTGAATATCATTAAGGGCGAATTCCTCATTAATATCTGAACGGGTAGCCCATCCTTGGAAACCTGCACCATTTGTACCGTTTCCACCATTGCCACCCCAGCCGCCAAAGCCGCCGAAACCGCCCAAGCCAAAGATAAGCAATATTATAATCCACCATGCCCAGCCACCGCCAAAGCCATAGCCTTCATCTGCACGGTTATTAGAGCCGCTTAATACAGCGACATCGCTTGCTGATAATCCACCATTCATCATAGCGATTACCTCCTTATTGATTTTTGTAATTTATACAAAATCAAAAGACCGCGGCTCTTTTAATTATTGTAGCGAATTTATTTTATTCCAAACTGGTTCTTAACCTGCGACAGTATATCGTCTGGATTAATATTTCTTTCTTTACAAAGATTTCTTGCAAGTTTTTCAATTCCTGCATTATCACCTTTTTCCATCATGTTAATTGCATTGTCAATTACAGGATTATTTCCAGATTGCTGTTTCATCATATTGATTATGGCTTGTTGAGGATTCCCTCCACCACGTATCATCTGCATAAGTTGCATTGGATTCATCATCTCTGTTTACCTCCATTCTGCTTGGGTTCCGATGTTCCCGACATTTGGGTCGGGAACATACTCTTTATTTCGGAAATCTCAGAACAAACATCGTTCCGAAGCTGATTAAACATAGCTTCTATGTCAATTGGTTTTTCTTCTGCCTTTGGTTGCTGTTGTTCTTCCGGATTTATAAGTCGATAAACAAAAATTCTACTTCTTCCATCTGCCTGTAATTGTTTTCTATATATTTCTGTTCCATCTGTTTTTGGATAATAAACAGGGTTTCCAGACATATCTACGTCTTTTGCCTTTACGGTATCAATACCATCGACCATCTGTCCTTGCAACATGGGGATTTGTGGTACTTGTGGCATTTGTTGTATTGGTTGCTGAATCTGCGCCTGCCCGTATGGAATTGCCTGCTGATAACTATTCTGTAATTGTGCTAATCTATCTTGATACGGCTGTATTTGTTGAAATGGTTGTGCAAAATACGGATTACCATACTGCATATCTAAAACCTCCCTTGTTTTTATAACTATATTTTACAATAATAAGAGGTTGATTAACACGCCATGATAACGCCATAAATACGCCATTTTCTATTAATACAAAGAAAAGCCCCGACAATACATCGGGGCAACTTTCATAATTTTCTTTTTTAATTTTCTGTTTATGCGGTCTACGGTTCTCGTGCTGTACCCCATGATTTCTGAAGCTTCTGCAAGCGTTTTTTCTTCATAAACACGCAATCGGAATAACTCTTTTTCTCTGGAATCAAATCCAGCTTCACGCAAATAGAAGATTCTTTCATCTTCTGAAAAGTCTTTATAATCATCCATTCCACTGTCCTCCCTGTTAGTGGAATCAATATTTACACCGGGAAAATGCCTTTTAGGGCAAAGCCTAAAACAATACCAATTATGCCAGTTATGACATAAGCAATTATTTTGTCCTGTAACTTTCCTGGCTTTTCCATGAGTGATTTTAAATTGTCGTTCATTTCGTCAACTGTATCCTTAATGTGTCCCAGGTCATTGTTGTATAAAGCAATTTTCTGTTCCAAAGCATTGATACGTTCAAAAAAAACTCCATCCCTTTTGGAATGCTTTTCTTTCATCTCATGGACGGCACTTTCCAATTCTTTTAAGCGGTGTTCATTGATACACTCGTGTTCACATCCCATCGCTATTCCTTTCCATCACTCCCATTTTTTAGATATTGCTTCTACCCACCTAATTTGAAGCACCCCTGCGATACGTGGGAGGATTGACGTATCACGCACACACCATCTTAGAATCCGATAAATGGAAAAACACCATGATTTACATATATTTCAGTTTCAGAAGTCCAATTTCTGTTTACAGAAGATTCGGAATGTGATCCTTGAAATTCAGCTCCCTGTTTCACCAGAAAGAAAAGAGCCAAATCAAAAATGCAATCATAGCAGTTTTCCATATCGGAATTTATTTTCTCATCACTGTAAGATGAAGGATAATTCCTTTTCTTCTTAAATGAACGAATAGCCCTCTTTGCTGAAAGAGGAATCATCCTCGCAGTTTCTGCATCATCTTCAAGATAATTTGTCAAGTCCTCTATAAGCTGTTCGTCCATTTAATCACCTACCTTTGCTGAGATAAAATCTCTGATATTATTCCAGCCTTATTAGTTGCTGCTAGGGCATAGCCGTTATCACTTGCAAGTTGTCTTAACTGAGATACAGTCATATTAGACAACTCGTTTTCTGTATACTTGTGTGTTGATGTATCATTCACACTTGCTACAGATGGTGACTGGCTGTTTTCATCGAGACTATGCCCGGTTATTCCCCCGCCTTGGTACCGATCACGATACCACCGTTTGCTTTTGGTGCAACAGGAACGAACATACCGGATGCTTTTGTCCATACTGCAACCGGATCTTGTGTAGCCCACATGGAAAGAGTAACAAAGGAACGATTCTCTTCTTGGATAAACTGTCTGTATTCAAGCTCTTCTGGTGTTACGCCCCAAAGACCGGAACCAAAGGAACCATTTGCATTTGCTTCATACAGAGTAAACACATCTTCTTTGAAGTATCTTCCTGTTTTCAGAGTTCCGTCTGCTTTTCTGTAACGATATTTTTCATCACAGCGATCAATTGTGAATCCGTACTCCTGCATAAGCAGATTTGTAAGCTCCTGTTTTGTCAGAAGACGTTTGTTTGCAGCTCCAAGAACTGCGGTCTGCATTGCAGTATTGTTCCGCATGTAATTAATCATCTTGAGAGAAGTAAGAGCTTTGTTTACCACATATCCGTTATCTTCTGCAATGGCTACCATCTTCTGGATATCGCCCATGATATCTGCGTCTGGCTTAGACCAATCAGTAAGTGTTACTTTTGCATCAGATGTAACGCCGTAATCAATGCTCATATCCACATGATTTTCCTTGATTTTTACAATACCAGTGGAAAGGAACTGGCCTTTCATTACATTCGCCCTTGCGACTACGCCCTCAAAAAGATTGGCTGCATCGTCAAATACAAATTTTTTGAGATTATTGTCATCTGGAACACCATTTTCAATAGCTTGCTGTAATCTCTCAGACTGATTGATTTTCCTCTTGATGAAAAGCTTCTCGGTCAATACCTTTTCAAAGCCAGGTCTGGAACCGATTTCTGCTTCGGTATCAAGTGCGTGAACAAAAGCTACCTCTGGCAGTCGCTGTCCAGCCATAAGTCTGTAATACTCTGCTTTCAGATACTGGGTTTTTGTATCCGGGAAAATGGTACCGAGGATGCCGGGTCTTTTTACATCAAAACTCTGGGAGAAATTAAGTCTCTCTTCCTCTGTGATTGTTTCTAATACATTAAATGGCATTTGTCATACCTCCTTAAAATACTGGGTCTTCTGTGACTACAAAAACAATTCCAGCTTTTTCAAGCTCTGTTTTTGCAGTAGTGTCAACTGTTACTGGAAGTCTCTTTTCGAGAACACGGCCTGCAACAATCACAGAAATTGGTCTCTTAGCATCATCTGTCATATCAACATCTTCAAATACAATGCCGATTGCACCTGTCGCATTTGTTGGATATACGGAACCTGCTTTAATAATTTTCTTATTTCCAACTGTTTCAGCATTTGTCTGGTCTGCTGTGTAGGTTTTAAGTACAAGTCCAACCTCAGATTCGAGAATATTTGGAGTGGACTCATACTGCTCTGTTTTCATAAAAGCCATTATTTATATCTCCTTTACTTAAATATTTACAGGGGCGTTATCGTCCGCTGATTTGGTTTCCTGGTTCATTTTTGCTGAGTAAGCTTTTGCAAATTCAGCAGCATCACTTTTCACTGTAGGTTTGCCGCCGCTACCGCCTCCTGGATTAGGAGTATTTTCCAATGCTTCTTTCTCCCAAGCTGCTTTTGCGGTATCAAGTGCTGTTTTATTTTCTGCGGAAATTCCATCAACAAAAGTCTGTGCTTCTTTAAGAGCATCATCCGCATTCATGTTGGAAAAAGCTTTGATCGCTCCGGTGTAAGCATCTCCTTTCATTCCTGCATTAGCAAAAATGGAAGTAATCTTTCCTACAAGGGCTTCTCTCTGGGACGTTGCAAGTGCAGATTCAAGGTCTGAAATTCTTTTTTCATTTGCCGCTTTTTCTTTCTGGCGTTCCAGTTCTGCTTTCTCGGATTCCGTCATGTTCTGCTGTTTGAGTTCTTCCAGCTCTTTTTCCAGTGCTTCTGCTTTTTCTGCATCCTCTTTCAGCTTCTGGGCTTTCGCTTTTTCTCTGGCCACATCAGAATTGGACTGATTCAGAAATGAAGTAATCTGCTCGTCAGTTGCTTCTGGAAAAATTTTTTTTACATCTTCTCTTGTCATTGAAATCTCCTTTCACCAGTACGCTTTTTAACGTTGTTCGCTCAACATAAGGTGTCTCCCATGTTCACGCTATCGGGGTGCATTTTATTTTTGTGTAATAAAAAAGAGACGATTTCTCGTCCCTAATTAACTGTATTGAATTGAGCAACGACAGTTCACAATTTCTTTGCTAAAAGCTCCGTGTGAAGTATCTTTTGGAAAAAGCATTAAACTGTCACCGACTGCAAACAACTCCTTGATTGGAATTGTCGTTCCACCAACTTCAAGATGTGTTCTGCGCTCTCTTTTATCTCCTATGTCTTTCCATGTTTTATATTTCTTGCCAGATTTAATTGCATCCGTGTATTCCTTGTAATTTAACGAAGTGTTGGCTTCACATTCAGAAATAAACATTGCCCTGTCTCTGGAAAGAAAATATTCTTCTTTAATGTGATCAAATGTGGATTGAACAACATCATGTGAGAATTGTCTAACATAATCTGTGATATAGTCATCAGCAGCAAAATATATAGCTGCTATCGCAAGGTATTGTTCGGATAACTCATCTTCTATATATTCCTGGTCAACTTCTTCATTTTCAATCATTGTTTCTATCAGTGACAAACAAAAAAGAATAACTTCTTCCATCTGTTTGGAAAAAGCTATTCTTAGTCTTTTTTGCTTATCGGAAATGGACATTTTATCGAAATATTCTTCGTACGGTTCACTTCTGCGGTTCTCTGATAAAACATTTAATTCATCAAACTGTAAGGCTTTATTCATTATCTATCACGCCTTTATTGATTGGATTCTGAAATTTTTTATCCAGTAATTGTTGAGCTTTCTGCACTTCTGCTTTTGGGTCTGCCAGTTCTGTATAAATTGTTCCGAGATAAGGAAGGCTCATTTCATAAACTTTCTGTGGATCACTAAATAGCCCACAAGTAATCAGTGCAATAAGCGGATGAATTTTATTTTTGAACAGATAATCAAGTGCCTGTGCTTTTACAAGCATATTGTCTGTCGGGTTTCTGGTTATCTTTACATCGAAATCTCGCGTTGAGATATTAACATCATTTGATGTACCACGGATAATATTCAGAATAATTCTAGCAGATTCCTTTTCAGCTTCCTTGGTGAATGCTTCTACCAATTTTGCATCTCTTTCTGCGAAGTCCCATCCATTACGAAGGTATACGGCATTTCCTGTATCTCCTCCGCTATTGCTTTGGCGGTTTGGCATTGCTTCCACAATCAGCATATTATTGTAGATATCGTCCTTTGCAACCTGGCTCTCTGATTGATTCAGTTCAGCGGTCATCAGTTCAACATCTGACTGACAGCCATTTCCAGTATCTTTAACAGAGATAGCACCAAGTTTTACCATTTTCAAAAACTCGTTTTCATCTATCTCGCAATTTTTAAACTTCATAAAGGCTTGCACAAACTGTTCCACGCCATTTAATCTATCAGACTGATATTTATTAATTGCATCAAATAAGGTGATTGCAATTTCAACATCTGAAAGTCTGTCGTGATTATTCGGACATTCAACGATAGGAATCCCGCCAAAACCATTGATGCCGTAGTTGGTTACTTTTCCATTCTTGATTTCAAAAAACTGGTTCTTTGAATAGCATAAATAATATTGCTGTTCATCTTCATCTTTTAAAATCTGCACGGAAAGCATTGGTTTCCCATTTCTCTGTGAGTATACAATGTAACAATCACCTGGATATGGAATGAAGATTCTAAACGGTGGTAAATCTCCGTTTTTTGTCCAGTCCTCTTCTTTCAGAATAGCCTTATAAGATGTTCCTGTTGCACTTTGGTATATTGCTCTCTGGATGTTTCTTGCATCTGCATTGGCTTCATCCAGATAATCATTCAGTAGGTCAACTTGCTCATTTATTTTTTTATCTGCTTTTTTCTTTTTACATACATACTGGATTGGCTCTCCACAAATCTGTCCAGCTTTAAATTTTACAGTTTCAAATGCGTGATTTTCAACCACTCTGTTATTAACTTCTGGTCGGACTATTTTGTTTCGGTATAATATCGGCTGATCGCCTTTCATGTACCGATACAAGTAATCAATCAATGTTCGATTTCTATTATGTATGCCAATTGTATCTGATACTACTTTTACTACATTTTGTGGAGTGATTCGGTCAACGCCTGTATAGGCTACTTTTCTACCGAATTCTCCTCGGCATAAATCTACAAAATTCATTGTATTTCTCACGAGCCGAACCATCCTTTCTACATAATAAAAAGCACTGGATATTTCAATCCAATGCTCTACTTTATATTTTACACATATTGGTGGTATCATTCAGTATACTTCGGTATCATCTTTCAAAACCTTTTATCTTTTTTACTTCTGCTATGGCTTTTAAATGCTTTTTTTTAATGTGAATCTCTGAATAACCCATCTCGTCTGCAATGCGAACCAAAGATTTGTACTCAACATAATGCTTAAATAGTATGTCGTATAGCAACGGGTCTTCAACCTGTTCTATGGTTCGGACTATTTCCTGTTTTTTTTGTAAAAATTCGGATATCATTTTTGAAATCTCTTCTCGCAGATCAAATATCTTTGCAACCATATCTCCCATCGGATCACGTTTTACAGAAGTTTGTACCTTTTCTCCAACAGGAATTGCAGATACACTTGTGGAAAGAGAACTGAGCTGTTCTTCTTCGATAAGCTTGTTTTTGATTCTGTTATCATAATTTTCAATCTGGCGTAAATATTGAGCTGTAGTCATCATACTCTATCTCCTTCCCCACATAAAATTTTTGGTTGCTTTTACTTCTGCAAATTTTTTGCCGGCAAGCGTTATTGCAAGCTGTGTAACTCCATCGGCGGCGTCATCATGTTCATTATCGCCAATATAGACGAATGTAGTTAATTCATCCATAGCCTTTTGATACTGTTTATCTTGATATTTCGGAGCCAAAAATATAAAATTTTGCTTAACATCCCCGGAATATTGATTTATTTTTTCTTTTTTTGCTTGTTTTGAAGGTGCTTTTGTACTTGTCGTGCTGCAAGCGTATTTATGTTCTTTCAAGCGTTCATTTACATAATAGGCATACATATCTCCACCATTATTTGCTTCAAAATTGATGGATTGAATATTATTTCCCATGATTCTTCCAACAACTAATGGCAATGTTCCTTCTTTTGGTGCTGTGCTAAAAATCCAATCATAAATATATACATCTCCATTTTCGTATTCTGCACCCACTGGCATTGATAAGCTATCGCCACCACCCCACGCAACATCGCAAGCAGAAACATTTTTAACAAATCCACCTTCTGGGAGAACGCCGTTATAATATCTTAATTCGTCAGCTGCAAACACAATTCCTTCACGTAAGAAGGGCTTTTGCTGATATTTGGCTTCCCATTCGTTAGCGTCTAACCTGGCTTTCATATCGACATAATATTTTGTTGAAAATCCAACGCCATACTCATAATCGAAATTGGATTCACCATCATCATTCAAAGCTGGAATTTTTCTAAACCGATACATTGGATTATCCCGATTTAGCTTCTCAATCTTTCCAAGAGGATCATATAAATTCCATCTGGTTCCAACCATAAGTTCTCTTGCACCATCAATCTTACGGTCAACCATCTTGTTTAGATATTCTTGATATGTATTTTCTAATCGGGTAGGACTTAATGAATGTTGTCTATCTCTTACAAGGTCATCCACGTACAAATACCCATCGGAAGAAATATCAACGGCACCTGTCCAAGTACCTTCAATACCACGGCAAGTCATTGTTGCAAATCTGTCTGGCTTGTCCAGGTTTATTTCAAAATCATCAGCACTCTGTTTTTGAAGTTTCGATTGCGGAAAAATTTCACTGTAGTTGTATTCCTGTGTATTAATGAGGTTAAGAAGTTCTCCATAGAATCCTTTTGCCAGTTTTCCAGAATGACCGCCCATGGCACTATGACTATTCGGTCTTTTCCCCATTATCCATGACATAAAGAAAATACACATAGTAGATTTTCCAACACGGCTTGGGAGTGATAAGCCGTAAAACTCTATCTTTCTTTCTTCCAAATCTTGTAGGTCTTTGGCTACCACATGTAGTGTTTTTTTTCGTGGAATATAAAATTTCTTGCTGTCCGGTCTATTTTTTTCCATATAAAGCAAGTAACTTTCAAATAAATGTGGTGCTTCCAGTAACAAATACTGCCAGTAGATATCGTCAAAGTCACCACTACCAGTTAATGCAGCACACTTCTCTGCTATGTTATGTGAGTATTGACTTACTTTCATAGCCATTTTCCGTGCTTCTTGGTTCTTGTCGAAAGGAAGGTCAATATTCATGTTCAAGAGCAAATCAAGGCAATCTTTTTGGTTCTGATAGATTGTCATGTCCCCATTGATAATCTGATTTAAAACTGCCCGATACCATTCAAGCGAGCCTTCTGTAATTTTTCCCATAAAAATAGAGCCAGACCTCCTTTCTTTTTAGGATTTAGTCTGGCTCTTTGGCTCTCTTGACTGCTTATTCACTTGCTTTAAAGTTATATATCCAACATATTTTTCTGATTTTGTTCACACGTTCACCTCAATCCGGAATCCCTAACTGCTTATAGGTAAATATGAATGTATATTTCTTCCCGCATTTGTAGCAAGTTTCCGTAATAGTGCAAGTCTTTTCTTTGTCATTACATTTCGATTCTGTATCCGAACTTTTGAACTTGCAACCACCTGTCAAAATACATTTAATCTATTTTGTGTTCATCTTGTTCTCCTTGCAAAACTTTTCTGATGCAATCCTCAACAAGTATAAAGTCTTTATATGACATACGCATCTCGCAATTGTAAAAATGCTTTCCAATTTCATTTACAATTAATTTATAAATTCTAAACTTGGTTTCTTCCGAAAGTTCGTCCAGTTCCAAAGGTTTAGTCTTTTGAAGTTCTTCCGCATCGCTGGCAACTGTTTTAATAACATCTTCATCAGGCACTTTTATAGAATCAATAGCTTTAAGAATGCCGTCTGTTTCAATTTTTGAACACGCACAATCATAACAAGTACTCATACATTCACCTCAAATTCTTTCTTGCAATTGCTTCCCTTGCATTTCAACTTCAAGTGCTGAATCTTCGTGTTTGGGCTAATCAGAAGTGCTTTCTTCTGGCAAAAAGGGCAACAGGCGTATTTCGTTCCGTTAATATTCCGTATCAGCGCCTGTCCATTCCACGGTTCGGGTGGGTTCATGTATTTGGAAAAATCTATCCCTTCGGATTCTAATGCTGATTTAATACTCATTTATTCTTTCTTACTCCTTTTCGCCCTGCAACTCTACGTTCCTTTGGTTCCCCGTGCATCTTTTTTCCGTTGTCTGTTAGGTATATTCCGTATCTCATCAATGCTCTGGTGCTTCCAGTGCTGCTCAACCAAGCGCACATAAATGTTTCAAAAGACATATCACTTCTCATGGCATTCTCCTCAAATCTTAGTAAATGTTTCCATATCGTAATTGTCACGGATATAATCTACGCACTCTTGCAACTTTTCTCTCAAAAATACATCCTTTGCAATATCTGGGTAAAGTGCATATAGCAAGCAACTTCCCTCTTTCCCATCTTTTTGAAATTTCCTCCAATTAAACATCATTATGAATAAAGGAATTTTCGTAAGATTATCCGTTTTTCTTTTGAACCAGAAATTAGAAAGTTTTTTAATCATTTCAATCCGCTCCTATCTTGTAGACCACGTAATTATTTTGCTTTTACACTGCGGACATATGATGTATTTCTGCTTACGTCCGTATCCAGATGGCATATTTGTGACGAACGCTTTTTCTATGCACTCTTCTTTCACGTCTTCGTTTTCATCATAACTCAATAGCGCACCACACTTATCACAAGTTGTTTCTTTTTTTGTTCCCGGTTTTAATATTTTAATCATGTTTTTCCTCCCTCTTCTGTATATGCTTCATTTGGCATTCAATCATCTTTGCTACATTTTCACGTTCCTGTTTTATGCCATGCCCTTGCCGGAACAATTCGCATTCAAGGATATTCCCACATTTGGAACATTCATCGTTGATTTCTTTACCGCATATTTCCATCTTCTTTTCTCTCCCAAAACTCGCAATAGCACTCTGGTTCCGTAAAGTCTGCGCAATATTTGCTATCACCATTGAAACAAACCCATGTGAAGTCATCATGTTTTCTACAATTCTTGCAACATTTTTCTTCCATAAACACCTCTTGTTAAAAAAATCCAGTGTGCCGACTTGAACGGCATAAACCTCCCAACGAGAAACACTGGAACTTTAAGGGGGAAAATGCAACTTCTGGCAATGGCAATTTGCCAGATAGAAACAACAGGAATCGAACCTGTGTCACATGATATTCAATATCATTGCTCTACCACTGAGCTATGTTTCTTTTTTCATCATAAAACGCTAAACTAGATGATTTTTTTAGAATCCCCGACTATCACTCCTCACGGGCATTGGTCTTATCTCTCTAAAAAAGTTTTTGCACAAGATCGCTAGTGAGTTGCGTCTATATGCCTGCACGAACACACACAAACGCATCCGCATTTATGTGCAAGAACTAACAATAGCTATGCTAAAGTCAGATTTCCTATCTACACTTGGTAGATGGAATAGCAGGAGACGGATTCGAACCGCCGTTTCCATGGATATGAGCCATGTGAGATTCCGCTTCTCTATCCTGCTATGTACATGTTTGGAAGAACCATTTCAGCACGTTCACTTATTGACTACTAGAGGAAGTCACTATATCACCGATAAACAGTACGTATTCGGAACTCGGTTATACATTCCTACGCACTGCTCTGTGCTTTTCCTACCACCAAACTTTCAGTCTCCAAACAATCGGAAAGGATGGATTCGAACCATCAAGACCTAGTCGACTAGCCCGTTCCCAGTTACTTGCACTTTCCGAATAACCCGGTTCTTCCGGGTTAGCAATAGGTTTATCGTGTTATGCTTTCCACTATCCAGTTTTCTTTATTTGCGGCACGCATACTGGCAACCCTAGCGGCTTTTTGATAACCGTGGTATGCTCCACGAGTATTTTTATGCACAACTTTAATGGCTTATGGTTCGCATCTTTTGAAAACTCCTTTAATCAGCGTGCGCTGCGCTGATTTCTTTAACTCCAAGATGCATTCCAGCTGGGAAACCAGATCCATTTAGGCTACGCCGTATCGCACCTATAATTTACCTGATCCACACGCTCAACTGGAAGTTTTTTCCACACATATTACGGATGAATGGCATTTAGAAGAAATGGAAACTCTGGGATTCGAACCCAGGACTTACGGCTTATGAGGCCGTTGCTCTTACCGCTGAACTAAGCTTCCTGAGATACCAGTTGGCAATACTGGTAACCAAACTGGCACTGTTACAGTTCTTAACCACCAACTATAACAAAGGTTTTCTGAAATACTCCTGATACTTCAGATACGCCTTCCGGGATATTTGAAGTCCCTTTAATCAGTCTCAGTTAGACTAGAAGGCTAGAGGTGTTTCTTATGAAAAAAAAGAATATTTTTGCAGCATATTAACTACTGCAAACTGGGCTAGTTGGATTTGAACCAACGAATTGTGGAGTCAAATTCCACGGCCTTACCACTTGGCGATAGCCCATTACCCCCTGGCGCACCATTAATCCAGGGGCGTGATATATAAAGTCCAGCACTTTCATCCTATAAAGATTGTTGTTCACTACTCTGGATGCCTCGACTTATCACTTTCATAGGCTTTCCCGAGCCTACATGGATTAAGTCGAAGCGGCGCTTTTATGAATTTAACCCTTTTGATTAACTCAATCGGGATAATTCCAATTGGAATTGGTAAATACATTTGTCACCTCGTAATCAAAAAAATATTCAGTACAAACAGGGCTTCCATTAGAAAATAAAACAGAGCTTGCAAGCAATTAATTTTTCTTTCATCAAGCATCGCCAGTACACCTGCGGCAACGATTACAAAAAGCATGACGTTTAATGCAACTCCAACAACATTAAGTGAATTCATTTTCTTTTTCCTCCCCAATTAAAAAGTCCAGAATTTTTTCTGCAATCTCTTCTTCTGGCTCAAACGGCATTCCACAGTAATTGTAGGATTCTAAAGCAGATTTTAGGCTTGATTTGAAGCCATTGTAAATTTCTCCATGTTGTAACAGTTCGTGCCTTAAAACCAAAACTGCATCAGTAATTGATTGAGAAGTGACACTAATTTGTGCCAAGCACTCCATTTCAATGTCTGGAACAGCCATCATTTCAAACTCAAATACTGGAATTTCATCTACTGCGGTATGGAAATTTATTGATCGCACTCTCGGAACTTCATTTCCATCAATGAAATATTTTGTGCCATGCCAATCATAGGGGTTGGGGCTTGTGATTTTTACTAAAGACATCTTCATACCCCTTTCTTTTAGTTTTGCAGTAGAGAAGAATGTGTTTCGCAATCTCTTCCAACTGTAGAATGTCGTATTTTGGAATTTCGTATGGCTTTGGCTCCAATAATGGGGACAGCACCAAGTCTTCTTCGGGTGGTTCACATTCCACGGTTGCATTGATAAGCATGGACGCTACATCAATGGGGGATTCTGGAAGACTATCCTTGTTATCACTTATTGGTGCGTATAGCATGGATAACTTTTTCCATTCTCCGTTTTCCTTTGAAAATACTTCTCCGTTTTGTACTTTAAGTATGCCAGTAGCATCTCTTGGAATATACTCTTCTTTTTCACATGAACGAACATTATCCCCAATACTGTATAAAAAATAATTCATTATCCTTCTTCCACCTCCCCGAAATATTTCTTGTATAAATCAATGCTGGCAGCGCTTAAAATTTCTTTTGCATATTCTTCACTCGCACAGCTTAAATTGTAATATACTTTTTTATGTTCAGATATCAAATTACCATTTTCGTCAACTCTGTTTCCGCATGATTGTAAGCTACATAATGCTGTAAACCATCTTTTATTTTTTGTGATAAAAAGAGACTGTAATCCATATTGGCAATCGCAAACAAACGTAGCCGTTTCCGTGTTGTACAATCTGCCATCTTGCAATATTGCCTTTGTATGAATTTCAATTTCGTTTTTGTATAGTGCTTCTGTTTCGGAAACGCCTTTTTTATTTTTGAGAAAAATTTAAGCACGCCTTTTCCTCCCGAAATATTCATCAACTGCCTGTCTTACAATATCCGATACACTCCTGTCTGTCCGGTTCTTCTCTTCCAGGAGCCTTTTTTTCTGTTTTTCGGAAAATCGGATTCGGATGGATTCGGATTGAATTGGTTCTTTTCTTTCTGATTTTCCCATGTCCTGTCCTCCCGGCTATGAGCATTGACGCTTCACATACTCAATATCATTTGCGCCTGTGTCCTTGTAGTAGATGTTTTCTTTGTGTCCATCCATGTAAATTATTTCACCAACATATGTACCATCTGAAAGACCTTCCACGCTGTTTGTGGCAGTTACATCAACAATATTTCTAACGCTCTTAATTCCAAGTGACTGGATATAGTTCTTAAACACGGGTCGGCTGATTATTGTTGTCCTATCAGAATATCCAAGTAATTGCTGCGCTTTTTTACATCCAATCTCTCCTTTAATGTATTGGTCAAATACGTGATAATTCTTCTCGATACTTGCTTTTGAATGTCTTCCGCCGCGGCTATTGTTTCTGTAATGGTTAATGTGTTGTCCCATATGAGCTGCTTTATGGCATTTATAGCATAAAGGAACAATATTACTCTTAACATCATTGCCGCCTAATGAAAGTGGCACAATATGATGATATTCAATATCTTCTGTTGCGCCACAATTGCAACAGACAGTACCAATATTCTGTTTTTCTTCTTGGCTCAACCATTTTCTCATATCATGCTCCATTAAGTAGTGCTTCTCTATGGTGAAAGAGGCTTTTTTGTTTTCTCAGAAACTCGGGCTACTGACTGCGCCCTGGATGGCTTTTATATATACCCCTCCCGGGGGCGTCCTGCTGAACTGTCCAGCGTCTTATATTGTCAGAATATTCGGTCTGTTTGATAAACACTTGTTTTTTATATAGATGCCCTTAAAAATCTATACATCATGCACAATTATAATTGCAATTACTGTACATGTTGCATAATTCCATGCGTTTACTGCCTTTTGTCCGTCCATCATGTACATTTTTACCGCTTCTGTTGGTTCTCCCAGGCTTTATAACTCCGGCTTTTCCATCTCCGGAAGCTCCAGAGCCGCTTTGTGTTTCTCTGCGATCTGCTGGGCTGTCTGCTGTGGTACGCCATACTGTTGTGTAGCTTGCACCGGTGCAGTCTCTGCCATTCCATAGGCGGCTTTTGCAACAAATATCAAATTCGCATTTGTTCCGGTCTGGTTATGTAGTCTATTAATTGCACAGTTTTTGCAAATATCAAACCATTTTTTAACCGTGGTGCCATGTGCTGAGCCTGTTCTATAGTCCCCACGCATCCAATCACTAAAGGTTGAACGGTTAATTCCTACCAAAAAGCTAAATACTTCAAGTGTAGGTAATACGTGATATTTACTGCATAGTCTCACATATGTACTAAACATTTTATCCAATAACTCTATATCATCATTGCTAGGCTTTTGTATATGATCTGCAATATAGAAAATCATATCTACAAAACTTTCTGCTACTTCTTTCTTATAGTTTTCGTTATCTGGTGATATACATAATACAGTATTTATATATTCATCAGCATATATATTAATATTATCTAAATAGATATCTACGTCTTGTACATTTACTGTATTATCTTTCATATTATCACCTCACTTTAACACGTTAATTTATAAATAAAAAAAGAGAACAACACAAAAATAAAAGTAACCTGTATTTCAATCACTCTTATTTTTTATCGTTCTCTTTGGTAAAATGTCGTAAAAAGTAAATTAATTTTTCGTTGCTGATACCTTAGCACAGTTTTTAATATCTTGTCAAATTTAATTTTGCATAAAATAAAACCATCTATTTTGTTAATAATTAATAAATAATAATTGGGGTATTATATTATAATCTTTATTTATATTTATATCTTATATATTATTATACGGTACTGTATAGCATATCTTTTAATAAACTCAAGCTTTAGGAATCTAGGAAGGGCAGAGTATAAAATATATAATTATATATAATATAAGGGCGGCTACATTTTCGTAAATTTGCATAATAAAAGCCAGACCTTCCAGGAGTTTCTATCCGGCGTGATCTGGCTTATTAGGCAAATTATTAAATTAACGGTTTTCTGTACTGTCAGTCCTGCCCTTCCTGAGTTCCCGCGACCGTCGTTATTTAACAGCTTAAATAAATTTCTTTTGAATGTCAAGCAGTATTTTAAAAAATATTTCTCTTGACAATTTGTGAAAATCTGTGTTATTTAAATATTAACAGGCTCGGCGGCGGTCTGTATTCTGTCCATAGCCGCCACAAATAAGCATTTTAAAAGCCCCGGGATTAATTTCCTAGGGCTTTATTTTTGTATTGATAAATATAACAATCTGTGATATTATAAATTTAGTCGCTATAGATGGACGCTTCTATTAGTGGTTTCTGGCAGCTATCCGCCGGGCAAGGATTGAAACATTAATATTTTTTTTAAGAAAAAAGGTATTCACATTTACAATTTAGTGTGAATACCCTTTTTATTTGTTTACTCTACAATCTTTAAGTATTTTCTATGCTCTTTCATGTTTTTATCTAAGGCATAAAAGCAAGGATTTTCGTCCCCCTGTAAAACTTCGTTTATTTCGTAGTCCCAGCCCCATGGAGCTTTTACCATTAATTTTCCCATGGTATTTTTAAACGGCTCCCATCCTTCTGGTATTTCTACCATCAGTTCATCAAAGCAGTCTGCCGTGCTATCTGGACCGCTGAAAGTGTATTTCTTCCTTTTCTCCGCTCCTAAGACTCCGTAATTGCAATAAATTTTAATTTCCATGTTCTTTTCCTCCTTTTATCCTCTTGTTTCTTCCCAATCGCCACCATTGTAAATTGTAACCTGCCTGTGTATAGTCTGCATCCAGTCTTCGCCAGTAGAATTTCCAAACGGATCGCGGCTTTTTCTTGCAACTTCATTTTCAAGTTCCACGTAACGACACCATGTGATTTCATCCTTTACTACTTTCCATCCTTTTTCGACTAATTGTTTAATTCTTTCTTCACCAGTCATTTTCTTCCCTCCTGATCTGTCCCTGTCTGGGGCTGTGCTGTTCTTCTTTAACTGTCTTTATTATATCACTATATTTTGTGATTTGTCAATGTATTTATCACTCTTTTTTGTGAATTATATTTATATAATCTGATCTATCTTTTTCTGTTTCTACATATTTCAAAATGTCTCTTGGCTGCATCTCCAGAACTGCGCAAAGCCGATTAAGGTTATCAAGAGATATATTAGTATCTCTATCCCTAAATTTTTTCATTGTAGCCTGTCCAAAAATCCCGGTATTTTTTGCAACTGTTGTATTTATACCAATATTTGAAAGTTCTTTTATTACATCGATTTTATACTCTAGCATTTTTCTTTCCTCCTGTTTTATTTCTATATATAATGTAACTTTTTGCGATCTAAATGTCAAGAAAAATTTTCACTTATTTTTGTGATTTATGTATTGACTTTCCCTAAAATTAGTGATATTATATAACCATCAACAAAGGAACACAAGAGACAAACAACCGGAACCGCCCGAACCACTCAAGCCAATGAGGACATAAGGAACCGAATCCGATTAATTGAAAAATTCTAGTTCCTAAACAAAATAAAAAAGCTGGCTGCATCCTACCAAGACAAACAGCCAGCACCAAACTAAAAAAGAAAGGCAACCCCATTATAACAGGGGCGAAGGTAAAAAGCAATGATGAAAAAAGAACTTATGGAGAAAATCGAGAATGTAAAGGCAAATTCAGCATGGAAAAAAGGCGTTAAGAATTACGCTGTAGACTTAGTGGACGGTTTAGAAATTGACGAACTACCGGAAACTTGGGAAGAATTGAAAGCACTGTTATTAAATGGTGCAGAAAACTGGAATCAATATAGCTGGGGTGGCTGTGCTCTCATCTATGATTGTGACATTGCAGAGCTTCTTTGCTCTCCTTCAGAGCTTAAAAGAAAAAAATACGGAGAACTTAAGCCAAACAGCCGTGAAGAATGGTTAGACGTTCAAGCAAGGGCACTTGCACAAGCCGCCGCTTGTATTCGTTCTTGTTTCAAATGTAATTAAATTTCGACTGGCGGTTTTAATGCCGCCAGTTTTTAAGCAAAGGAGGCTTAAACATGAAAGCAAAAAAATTTGAATTATTTATGTGTTGTCTCGGTAACGGAATTTCCGTGTTTAATTCTGCTGTTACTGAGCACGGCGATTATAAATATATCGCCCATATTTCCGAAACTGGAAACGTTCAATATTATGTTTTGGGCGATTATATCCCAGAAGAAAGCAAGAAAAAAATTGAAAGCGCGGCAGAAGATCAGCGCCAGAAATGGGAAAACTATTTTTCTACTCTGCCAGATATTAAGCAATATAGTTATATATTAGATCACTTGCCGCTTAATGATTTTATGTTATTTATCAAGGATGATGATAAGCCACTAAGAGAAAAAATTTCAGAAGGCAAGAAAACACTTTTACAAGTTCATTTTTAAAGGGCGGGGTTTCCCGCCTGTTTTTTCTAAATATTGGAGGGTTGTAAAATGATAACAATTAAAAAAGCTACTCAAGCGCAGACAATCGCCGCCATAAAAAGCGGCGACTTTTCCACAGTTGATATAATCGAAGAAAAAGCCAGAAAAGAAGCAATAGAAATTTTTGTGTCTGTTGCTGGCGGCGTTATTAAATTAGCTTACTGGGATATGCCCTCGGTAAAGCGCCGGGATGGTAAAAAGTCTATAATGCGGTATGCACTGCACAGATCAACGAAAAAAGAGAACTGCTTACAACTGTCCTGTATGGAGCTTATCGAGGATGAGATCATCCCCACAAGCGACAGACAATTTAATATTAAAGATGATTACGACCGCCGGGAATTTTTCCGCAGTCTTCCAGCTGTTACAAAAATGACTTTTAAATAATAGGGCGCGTCTTTTTATATCCTGGCTCCCAGGGTGAAGGGAAGAAAGATAAAAACATGAGTGATAAAATATTTAATAAATTAATAACACTTTCTGTTGATGAGCTAGACAATTACATAGAATTTTTAGAAAGTATTTATTCCCCGACTATTACTGGGAAAGAGATTGATAAAAAACTATGGAATATTTAGGTATAACTGATTGATTTTTTACCGCTTCCCGGTTTCCAGACCGGCGGCACGTTCACGGCGTGCAAGCGGTTTTTTGGCATTCTGCCAGATACACCTTGCAAAGTTAATATAATAAGTCAATCAATTAACGAGCTATTTTATCCGTAAATCGTTTTTTATTCTGTTAATTGGTATTTATGCAGCATTTGTCTTTTTACCAGCTTGAGAGCCTTTAAAACGCTTTTTAGCGTCTTGCATGGTTTATTGACTGTCTGCGGCTATGAGTGTATAATAGCCTTGTATAGCTATGTTCGGCTATGCTTTATTTGCGTACCGTGTAAATTGGTGCATTTTGTCCGCTTATGTGCGTAGCTTGTCCGGGCTTCCCGGTGATCTGTCTCAGTTGACCGGGCTATATATCAATTAGGGCTATACAACTATATCGTGATATGCTTGTATAACGCCGTATTTGCCTTTTTAAGGCGTTTTATAATCGTAGTCAATAAAATATAGGATAAATACGTTACAAGATATTTAAGGCTTATTTTGCAAGAGTATTATTGTATTTTTATTACTGCATTATATGCCATTTGATGTTATGATCTATTATCTGTGGGCGGTTGGTTCTGATCTGCCAGGGATACGGCCGGCGGTCGGCTTTGTTGACGTTCAATCATTCCTGGCAGCGTCCCGGCTTCATCGGTTCGGCGTGGTATCGGCTCTCGGTGCTGTCCCTGGTTGGCTTTTGTAAGCGGAAAAGTCGCAACTGCTCAAGGTTTCAATAGTTGCAACTAACTTTTGGATGATTCCTAAATTTCAACATCATTTTGGGAACCGAAAATCAAGGAAATTCATAAAAAAAGTGGCAACCAGAAAAATTCTCACATTTTCTAATTACCACTTAAATTTTAATTTTGCACAAATATTTCTATAGCGTAAAGTGCTGAATGATTCAAAATTCACAATTTATTTAATCCTTCTTTCTTCCGTGTTCCATATCTTCTGTGGGATGATTTCTCTAAACGTTCTGTCCTCTTCATTTGTGACTTAGAAAGTTTCTTCTTTCTCTGGTAATTATCAGTCGTTGTTCCCATTCACGCCCTCCTTGTTAATCTTCTGATTCCTGGTTTCAAAGTTTATAATTTCTGTGTCTGTTTCCAGCTCTTCCGGGATTCTTCCAACAATGATAACTCGCAGTGGCTTCAATCTGCGCTCCATTTCCTTGAAACCAACGCAAAACTCCAACCGTGCTGCCTTGCTCTTTACTCTTCCATTGGTGCAACAGGCAACTGTGCTTCCCTCCGGTAGCCCATCAAAGCACCAGTCCCAACAGTATTCTGGTAATATGCTTACGTTCGGAATTACTGGAATATCATTCAAGATCATGTAGTGAGCCAGTGCATGATTGCGGTATTTATTCCACAGGCACATTACCAGTGGCATTCCATTCTTGCCAACCGATATGCTGAAATCTGGCATAACGACTGCGTGGAAACATTTTAAATGCTCCATATACTTGTCTGGCTGATTCCATAATCTTTGAAACTGTACATCATCCACGTAGAAGTTTACATCCAGTTCCCGGTGGTTCTTAATCTTCCGGCTGAAGCTCTCCGCAAAGTCTACAGTATCTTTCCCTGGATGGATAAAAGTCTTTGGAATTTTCGGGATTCCGTACTTTCCTTCAAGGTCTGCATCAGTGATTAAAAACTCTTTCATTACGTCATAAGCTGTATGTATCATTGATTCCACTCCCATTTTTTTCTCTTATAGTGCTAAAAGGTACTTATATTTGAAAAATACCATATCTTGTGTCTTAATGCAAGTTTTCCTACTAAATATCTTGTGTTGTTCTGAATGTAGAGTTAAAATCATATCGTCAGAACAACGCAAAGGAAATCCCCATTTTTCAAGGTTTCCAGACCTCAATTGAAATGTTAGTGTTGCACATGTAGCCGCCAACGGTTCCACGGTAATTTTTTCAAAAAGTTCATTGACAATCTGCCTGTTAATGTCTTTTGGAGTAACACCCTTAAACTTTTCTAACTGTTCTTTAATAGCACTTAATTGTATTTCTACTGGCTCTGGACTTTTGGTATTTTGTATTTCTAGAATATGGCTCTCAATCTGCTTTATCTGCTTCATGTATTCTTTATTTCTTGAAATAAATTCATCATCAGATATTTTTCCATCCAGATTATATTCCAGTATTTTTTCACGTTTTTGTTTTAACAGATCAATCTGTTTTTCAAGTCGTGAGATTTCGTTTTTATTGTCTGGAATGTTTTTGATCGAGGACTGCAAAATTTCAAAATATTCCTCCAAAATTCTATCAATGTTTTCAGAAGATTTATTTATTAATTCTGCGATTACTTCTTTCAGTTCTGATTCTGCCAGTCCAAATGAATCACATGAAGCTGCTCCGTTTTTTATCTTATAACTACATACCCATCGAACATCTTCTTTTCCTCGAATATAATGTTGCTTCATCCAGTATGGTGCTCCGTCGTTAGCGCAGAAAAGTTTTCCAGTGAAAATATTTTCACTCTTAAAAGAGGTTTTTCTTGATTTTATAGCTTCTCCGCGCTCCCTTAAATACGCATTTGCCTTTTCCCAAGTAATCTCGTCAATAATCTGCGGTACTCTGGAACCATCGTCTTTAAACATTACCCATTCTGACTGCGGAAGAAATTCCTGCTTTTTTGTGAACATATCAACGATCTTGACTTTTCCTCCGCAATAGTATCCTTTGTATTTTGGATTCCGAATAATATTTTTTATGACATCTCTACTGATCTTACCGCCTTTGAAACTTCTATATCCCATATTCCAGAGTTTTTTTTCAATTCTTGGCGTAGACATTCCAGAAGCATAGTCTCGAAAGACCATTCGAACCATATCTGCTTCTTCCGGGATTAGCTCAAGTTTTCCTTGATGATTTGAGTATCCATACATTCTGTGCCCAAGTACAACACCGTTTTTAATTGACTGTGCATGGCCGAATTTTATTCTTGAAGATAATTTTCTGATTTCGTCCTGTGCTACTCCAGCCATAATTGTTAGCCTAAGTTCACTATCTTCATCAATGGTATTGATTCCGTCATTTTGGAACCACACGCATACGCCGTAAGACAACAATTCCCTGGTATATTGGATGCTGTCAAGAGTGTTTCGCGCAAATCTCGAAATTTCTTTCGTAATAATCATGTCAATTTTTCCGAGCTTTGCATCTCTGAGCATTCTTTGGAATTCTTCTCTTTTATCTGCGTGCATTCCGGAAATACCATCATCAATGTAAGAACCTGCAAACTTCCATCTGTTGTTAGAATGTATCAGTTCTTCGAAATGTTCCTCCTGGTGTTTAATGGATGCTTGCTGTTCAACTTTTTCCGTAGAAACCCTAGCGTAATAAGCAACATTCAGTTCAATGTCGTAAATAGAACAACTCCTTAATTTTTCTCTGACATAATAAATATTCATAGTGCATTTCTCCCTCAATATACAGGGAGTGGAATCATATAAAGTATAACACTTCACATAACTCCACTCAATACATTTTGTTACTTTCTAATGCTGATTTCAGCTTTAATTTTATCTCTTGTTTTCTCATCTATCAGACCAAGTGAGAACATTCTTTCGTTTATGGCATACAATATAGCTTTTTCCATTAATTGTCCCTCCATATAATTATCTCGTTTTAAGTGCTGTTTTTCTTTATCTTTTGTATGCCCTATAATTTCTACCATTATTCTCTTTTGAACGATTCTGCACTATTTTAAATACACAATTATCACGTTTTACAACAAATCAAAGATATTGAGTTGCCCATCAATCTGAGATTCTTCCAGATTGTAAAATTTGCAAGCTATATAATCTGGATTCCAATCAATTTCCAGTTCGTATTGCAGGCACTGCGGATGCTTTCCATCACGGAAGAATCTGCAATCTGAACAGGTATGCTGATAAGCTGTACCACCAGACCGCTTATACATTTCGCTTATCTTCCTCATAGAATCACTCGCTTTACTCTTGAATTTCCTCTCGCTTTCTTTTTGAAGATACCATTTTTAACACAATCCCTCGGATCACATCCTCTGCTATGCTCTTCGATCAAGATATAATCACAGGTTGCATTTGTACTCCATGCATTTTCGCTTTTGCTGTAATAGTCGCATTTCGAGCATTGTCTCCGCTTTAATCCTATAATTTCAGTGCTTTTTAATTCTCTCCATGGTTTTCTATCTGGCAATTTTCCGCACCTCCCAATCTGGCAGAATCTATAATTTTTAAAAGGTCTGGGCTTAGTTTTCTTCGTTCTTGTTCTCTCTGTACTTCTGCCCGGTAAGTCCTTTGAAAGTTGGACTGAACTACACTCCACCATGTACCATCCACATTTTCAGATACCGCCCATTCTCTAAGCTGCGCCGGGCTTGATACTGCTTTTTGAATGATTTTTGGAAGCTTATCAAATTCCGTTTCTGCATATAATGCAGAACTCTGAATAGCTTTGCGTACCTTTTCCCATGCTTCCGTTTCGTTCAGTTCTGTAGATTGCGGCGCAATGCTATTTGCACATTCTCTTAACGCAGCTATTGAAGGCTCCTTCCGTTCAGTCTGCATATATTTCTTTAGACCAAAACTTAAAAGCTTGTAATCTAAGTCTTTAAGGAGTCCGTACCATGTATCAAAAGCATTCTGATCTGGCAGAAATGATGGGGAAGTGTACACAGCTTTCATTGCCTTTACCAGTACCGCCCATTCTTCTCTTGTCATACCCAATTATCCACCTCGCTTACCCTGTTTTGGATTTTCTCCATGTAGCTGCATGGTCTATTCGTAGATTTGTCCATGTATTGTCCTTCAAATACTTTTGCGAAATTTCCAGGCTTTAAGAACCAGTCAAACGTAACCATCCAGCCATTTTTATTTTGCCCTTGTAGGAATGTGCTGCGTCGAATATTTTCAATCGCTTCCAGAATATCTTCAACACAGTTCTGACGGATTCTAGCTTTCACTGCCTGTTCTCGTTTTGGTGTCATTCTTTTTACAGGAGTAATACCGAATTCTTCCAGAGTATTCCATTCATTAATGATTCGTTGGACGTCAGTCTGACGAATAGTATCTTTAGATACTATTAAATCATTTATATCTTTTTCTTTATCTTTATCTAATTCTATATCTAAATCTAATTCTAAATCTTTATCTTTATTCTTATTCTGTTCCGTTACAGTAATGTTACTGTAACGTTTCTGTAACGTTACATCATCTTTCTTGCAAAGCAATGCGGCCTTATTTTTTTGACGTTCACGATATTCTGCAACCCTTTTTCTGTTTTGATCTCGTATTTTCTCCAACTCGTCTGCACTTTGATGTTCTTCCCAGCCGGGAATAGAAAGTAATTCAGAATCTCTGGTAATCATACCGAACTTTTCCAGAACTGTTAATGCTAATTGAATAATGCTTTCCTCAAAATCCAATTCATCTGCAAGCATTTTTGTTGTGTATGGAATATTTTCAGTGAGGAAAATAATTCCGTTTGAATTGCATCTGCCAGCCATTGTCAAAAGCATTACCCAAATAAGAACAATATTGTTTCCCTCTGGCATTTTCCTTATTTGCTTAATTTTTCGGTTGCTAAACATTTCAATCTCAATTTTAATCCAGCTTACTTTAGTCATTAATGTAATTGCCTCCTCCAATTCCTAGCTTTTTCAAAAGTTTTTATCTTAATTCAACTTCAATTCCGTTGATTTTCAGCTCTCCATTTACCGGAATTACAAGAGATGGAACACCGTTTATTTCTTTTAATTCAATCAGAGCAATTTTATCCGGCTGGATGCAGATTGTTGCATCTGGTGTCACAATTTTTGCAGTTTTTGAATTATGGATATTATCAAGAGCAACAGGCTCATTACTGAAATACATTTCCCAGTTTTCTTTGAAATCCGATAACTTTTCTCCTGGAATTCCGCAATATTCAAAAATCTGTTCCATTTCATCACATGATACAGTTATCATCTCCGGGCTGTCTTTCTTCTGTTCTCTTACTTCCTGTAATGATTCAACCAGGCTTTCCGTGAAATTGAATGTTTTATTTCCTTCGAAATTGTCCATGATAAAATCTGAAAAGACATTGATCTCATTGCCGGGTATACGTGGAATTGGCGTGCCAAGAACATTTTCGATGAAGTCTGGATGAATATTCTTTATGTTTTTGTTGAAATACAATGTTCCATGAATATCAGTGCTTCTGTCATTGAATACAGGGAATAAGAATCCTGTTTCTGGTCTTGAGACTACCCAATCACGAATTCTGTCTTTGATGTTATTTTCAGCCACATCATAGCTAAGTCCAGCCTTTGAAAGATTTACTGGACAAATGCTGCACAGAATGTGTTCATAAATTTCTTCTGATGCATCGTGCATTTCGGTTCCATCAGAAGCCTTTCCAGGAATTTCATATACTGCATGAATGAGAACTATGTAGTAATTTTTGTGATAATCGTAATTTTCAATTACTTTGTCATAGAACTCGTCCAAAAGCTCATCATCTTTAAGCTTACTTGCTCTGATCCGCATAAGAAATTCCTGCGTTCCACCCTCTTTTTCCTGTGCTAATGGAAAATCAAGGTTCATAAGGTTCTTTCCAAGTCTGCCAGACATGGTTTTCTTGAAAATGTCAAAATACTTAAACATTTCTTCCTCTGGAAGGGAAAGGAAAGCTTCTTTAATTTTGGTTTTCTTATTTTTTTCTGCATCCACATAACAACCACAAATGCGTGTAATAGAACAATTTGCTGGTGTAAACTGTTTCTTGATCTCTGCGATTTCTTTCTTATTCATGATTAATCCTCCCATTTTAATTTTTGTCAAATAAATCAAATTATATGAGTTTTATGTGCTATTTCTTGATTACCTTCATGTTTTTATTCCAACTTCCAGAAATTGTTCCGTCTGGGTGAATTATAAATTCTCTACAAACACTATTATCTTCCGCTTTCTCTATTTCGCTAAGCATTTTCATGTTCGAATAGCTAAAGGTGATTAAAGTATCTTTGTATTTCCATATTTCATACACATAATAATCTTGAATTGTTTGCTCGATAAATTCAAAATGATTGTATGCGTATTCAAGTATTTTGTTATATAATTCTTCTTTTTCATCGTATTTAATTCCGATTTTTTCACTTAGCTTCATAAGTTTTCTGAATGATAAATCATCTGCAAAAGAGTATGCATCAATCATATTTAATACATCTTCGATTGTGTTCGCGTCGCACAATACGCATTGTAATCTCATTTTGGTCTTTAATAATTTGCCTATAATACGTTCCAGATCAACCAAAGATGGCATACATGTTCCAAAAATTTCATTATTTTTCTTATCAGAAATAGCATGTCTGCTAATGTCTACAAAATCAAACAGTCCATCAATTTCTTTAATATGATTTTCTAAGTATTTCCCATTTGTATTAATCGTCAAAAATTTAATATCGTGTTTTCCTAAAACTTCACACAATTTAGTAAATTTTTCAAATAGCAGTGGCTCTCCACCTGTTACAGATACGGAATACAATATTCCTTCTTTTTCCATTTCTGAAAGCATTTCATCAACTTGCATTATAAAATATTCTGCATTCTCGCAACGTTCTGCGTTTTGTTCGACACAGAATGAACATTTGGCATTGCACTTATCTGTTATTTTCAAATGCAAGTGCCATAACCATTCGTTCTTTTCTACTAAAATCCGATGACCAAATAAGTTGACTTCCATCTTGCCATCATAATTTATTGGTAATCTTTCGACATTGCACTTGTGAATGTAATCTCTTATGCTTTTATTTTGTACAAACATTAATATCACCAATCCTTTCTGCTTCTCTCGCCTGTTTCTTCTCAATCCACTTATTAATTTTCTCATCGGATATCATGTACATTTGCTTTAACATTTCGATACAGATCAACACATCTGCAATTTCTTCTATCATGTTATCACGGTTGATTTTTCCACGCTTTGCCTTACTGATTGCCTGGATAAGCTCTGCGCATTCTTCCATGCAGACGGTACTTTGATTGTTTTTGCCATAGTGCTGAATACTTTCTGCAATAATGCATTTATCAATCTTTATCCCTGTAATTAATCCATTAAGAGCCTTTGCCCCGGAATCACACGCCCATGCTTCTTTTGGTTTCATGTTAATCCTCCGCTCCGAACATTTTTCTCAAATTGTGCTGGTAATTTTTCGCAACTTTTTCAAGTCTTTTATAACATGGTCTCAGTGTGCATCTTTCTTTATATCCGTCACATTTAGTTCCGAATAGGATAACATTTCTACATACGCTATCTTGGCTAGCACAACATTTATTCATTCTTCATCTCCTCCAACTTCCTCTCAGCTTCCTCACGGGTGAGGAATACGGTTTTGCCAATGTCCTTTAAGATTGTAATTTTAAACTCAATATATTCAATAAAAGGTTTGTACTCAGGACATTCTGAACATTCATATGAATAACCACAATCTCTAATTCCGCCTGAGCAAAATCTTGTTATTTTATATACCGTATCTCCGACCTTGCACGGCAATCTCACAAGCAATCCCTGTTCTTCTAAATCTTCAAATTTTGCAAGACGATTGACCATAGCTTTTAATCTGTCACAATCTCCTGTTCCTTTTGAACAATTATCGCAATAGCAACTGCACATTAATCCGGGACTATTATTGTACGTGATTCCACTAATTCCTCTTTTTGTTAATCTCTCCATCTACTTCACCTCTTCCAACTGACTTTCTACGGTATCTGCAAGTAACTTCAAAGACTCAATAAACGTATCTGTCAGTGCTATTCTGCTCGGTTTTTTCGCATATGCTCTAACGAGGCTTATTGCCTCTTTGAGCTTCTTTTCATCCATAGCTACATCTGATGCTTCTACTAATTCATACCCCGGCGCAAGCCCGGCATTTCTTGTCATTTCTTTGTTATATTCGTAAAACTTTAATATGTCCGGTATCTTCTGTTCTTCAAAAGGATATGGATATGCTTCTTTGCCGCCGTACCATCTGTATCCCTGTCTCTTTGCTTCTTTCAGAACGCTTTCATACTCTTCCTGTGTTCTAACTAATACGCATTTATTTTCTAGATTAATCATCAACATTTCCTCCTGTAATTTCATTAATACAAGTGTTATAACCAGCGGCATACTCTAAGCCATCTACATTTCTCGCACCTCTTGGAATTGCCATTTTCTCTGGCAAAGGTCGCAGCGGACACCAGTCGGGAATTGTTTCTGCTTGCGCCCCTAATATAGTTTTGTTTGTAATCATACATGTTACTATGCAAACCTTTAAGTAATCAGTTTTTTCCTGACTAAGATGGCAGGAAACGCATCCTTTTTTTGGGGTATCTATCGTCAACACTGATTTACTCATTTTCTCCCTCTTTTCTGTAAAAACATCCCATATTGTGCCGGGCTTATAATTGTGTCCTTCTCACGGGTAGCATTGCAATATCCAAGGCGTCCGTTCTTCTTGTTTTCTTCTTTTGTGAACATGGTTGAAATATCTTTTCCTCTTCTAAGCATAGTCATCCCAAGTTTCCTCCCTTTCTACTACAGTTTCAATAACGTTTCCACAATTCATGCACTTATAGTTGGTTAAGGCTTTATCAGGAAAATCAAAATGTGCGACCATCCGAAACGCATTTTTCTCTCCACAAGTGCATACCACATTTTTTTCTTCATCAATGGTATACTTCCCATGAATTTTCATCACTCAATCTCTCCCAACATCAAAAACAGCTTATTGTAGCCAGGGCAAAACTTGGTTCCATCGAAAACATCTTTCAAGAGGATGCAATTCGGATAAAGTTTCTGTACCTCATAAAGTCTGTCTGTCCCTTCATCTTTGTAATTAAATCGTTTTCCGGGCCGAAGGTTGTATTGCTTGGTAAGCTGAGATTTCAATGTTTTTGCGCGTAATTTACTCATGTTTTTCCTCCTGCAATAATTCTGGATTGTCAAAAATGTTTCCAATTCTTTCGTTCTCTTTTGCAAATTCTGAAAATTCAATATCATGGTTTTCATGTAAATCTGCTTCTACTGAATTTTCGTTAAATTTATACTTAACAAAATCATACCTAGCAGAGTTTTCGTCATAACCAATAAGTCCATAATTTTCTATTTTGGCAGAATCATATTCTGTGCCACAACTTGTATGAGAAAACATCCAAATTTCATCTTCAAATTTTAGAATGTCATTTTCCCAAATCTCATTGCCGTTCTTATCGGTAAGCCCTGTGAACTGACAGAGGGTTTCGGGAATGATTTCCGCATATTCCCAAACGTTATAACTATCAGCGTGGAAGATTAAATGTTCTTCGTTGTCTAAAAGGTCATATCTTTTCTGATAATATCCCTCAACCCATTCTCCATTATCAATCCGCTTTGCCCTGAAAAGAATTTCTCTCATTCAACTCCACCGCCTTTCACGATTTCGATTGCCCTGCTCAGTCCAGCATTGTATCCTTGATGCACATCAGATAAAATACATTCTGATTCAATGAATTTATCTCTTTCCAATTCGCTAATAGCCTTATCCACATCAAAAGCTGTTGGCTGCTCGTCAATCTTTTCAAGAATCTCTAAATCATCAGAATATGCACAATGTATCGCATACTTCAATTTATCTGCATCAATCAACCTCATAATCTTCACACTCCTCCGCATATTCATAACCGTCCATATCATCACATCTGCACTGGCAGGAATCCTGTTTAGTACAGCAGATACAGCACTCTGTTTCGCCGTCCGGACAGTCTAACTTACATCTTCCCATTTAATCCTCCTTATGCACTTTAAAACCGAAATGACAATCAAGTTCCAGATTCTCTCCGTAAGATACGATGCAATTGAGTTCGTAACTTTTTGCCTTTGCGCATTTTGAAATTAATGTGTTCAAGGCTTCTACGAGCTCTTTACTGTCTTTTTCAGTGTATTCAACCATTCTCGCTCTTCCTTTCTCATGATTTCTTTTATGCATTTCTCACAGTAGCAACCTTCTTGTCCCTGTATTTTATACAAGAAGCACACCCAGTGTCTGTTCCAAATGCCTTTATCTTCGCATCCTTTACAACTACTTTGCCCGTTTCCTTCGCAACGTGTTATTCTCAGCATTTATTTGACCTCCTTATATGGCTCATGCTTCCACCTCTCGCTTGATTCCAAATATTCTTCCCATACAACCTGGAAATCATCATGCATCATTCTTTGAGAAATCATAAATCCAAGAACAAAATCGTTATTAATGTTTTGAATAAATTCTTTATCGCTCCCATGATTTCTCATGTATTCCTGAACCCTGTATGTTGCAGTTTTTATCTCATCAGTATTGCATATAATATCTCTAATTCCATTTATACTTCCTCGAAGCCGACGAATCCATTGTTTATTTTCTTTTCTATCTTCTTCCGCATCCACCAGAAGAGTATTCACGATATCCAGCGCACTCCCTGGAAGTCCATGCTTATACTATGATTTCTTTTCTATCTCATCTTTGTATTGTTCTAATCTGAACCGTACTCTTCTCATTCTTCCACCTCCTCATAAGTTTCTCTGAATATATCTGGTTTGCACGGATAGAACTATCCGTGAACACCTTTGATGATATAATCTCCAATGTTTGCAAGATGCTCGCCTTCAAGTGTCTTAATAACCAGACCGCCTGGAACCTTCCAATGGTCAATATAGATATTCTTACCTTCTTCCGACATGTACTGGTCTGTACACTGATAGTCCTCCAGAAAATCGAACATTTCTCTCTTATTTTTACCAGTCCACTGAAGTGCATCAATTATAACTGGTTTCTTTCTGTACTTCATACTTCCACGCTCCAATCTTCTGGCATCTGGAACGTCATTTCTTTTTTGAGCATTTCTCCAAGTTCTCCAGCATGTGCTTTGTTTTCTTCCGTTTTTGGCTTCATACTTAATATCCTACATACTTCTGGAATTACATATTTTGTGTATTCCGAATCTCCGTATGCTTCCTGGATCATATCCAGTACTTTCATGGCTTTTGCTTTGGTGGAATATTCTCCTAAAATAAAATATCCTCCACTTCTCTGTGCATCCTGCAAACTCCAACATATAACATTCAATGAATCTGGGAGTTTTAGATTAACTACAATGTTTTCAAACTTTACCAGCGCTGTTTTATCCTGACTTCTGATTAACATTTTGTGTCCTCCTAATATCTGTCAAATTCAATGTTTGTGTCTGAATAGAATTTGTAAGCATCTTCTCTGATTTTCTTAACTTCACGCATGATAACTTCTTTCGCCTTTCTGACAGCTTCGTCAAAATCTTCTGTTTCAAGATCATAGTTATAAATGCTCAGTGCCTTGATATTGAGAAACAGTTCATCTCCGCAACCGACATATTTGTGAATAATGATTCCTAAAGAATTATCTTTCAATGTAAAAATACTTCCAGTTTTATGTTCTTTGTTAAAATTGGCATTACTTTTGAATTTCATTTTGTATCCTCCTTATTCGATGAAACTTATTCCGCACTGACAATGATAACTAATATGTCCGTTATATTTGCTCACGTTCGCAATTACCTTTCTACCGCATGAAAAGCAAGTTACCTCTTTTGTAAGCGGCTTTTTGTATTCTTCTACTTCTTTATCTTGAATAAACCTCTGACCGCACCAGTGGCATTGTTCAGTGCTATATGGCATTTCTCCACAAATAGGGCATTCTGGAATCATTCCGTAACCATCATTTATGATTGGAAGCTTGATCGGCTCTCGCTCCGAATAGATATTCCAGAGTTCTTTTCTGCGGTTTTCTTCGTCTTGCGCTATTAAAGCCTTGTACTTCTCTTCCTCTTCTTTGTCCCAGTAAATAACACAAGCTTTGTCTTCTGGTGAAATGTCTTTGGTGTACGGCTGTGTTGTGCAATGATAGCCTGTTTCACCCTTCCTTTTTCTTGACTGGCATCTCACACAACCACCGCATTTTTTATCCAACAATTCTTCTGGATAAATGCTTGTGCTGGAACGTCTTTCTATTTCTGGCATTCCGTCACTGAATTTAATTTCACTCATTATTTACCTTCCTTTTTCAACATCGGAAATAGCCATCCGGTCTTTTCGTTCAATGCAATCCAATAAAAATTTAGCTCTGATAATTGATACTCTTTATTGCATCTTTCACAGGTGAATCCTTTCGTTTTACTGTATTGCCCTATAATTCCACCGCATCCACATCTACAGTGTTTATAATCTATTTCCATCCTCACTTACGCTCCAAATCTTCTAACCAATTCTTTATTAAAATCTGGGATTCTCACATCTGTTTCAGATTCCAGTTCCTCAATCATGCTCATAAAGCTTCTTTCGCCACGGTTCGCTTGTCCCACAAACTCATTTGCACAATTAATTACGTCCAAAAGTCTTTTAGTGAAAAAGCCATGCAATTTCCGTAATGCCAACATAGTTGTTACCGTGTTAATTGTATTCGCCCAGTCATCACCAGTATTGAATCCATCGTTATAGGCTTGAACTTGCATGATTTCCAACTCTTTACGTGAGTTCTGCATGGCTCTGGCAAATGCCTGTGACATTTGATTATCGCATTCCAACACCCTATTTTTCTTTGGTGCTTTCATCTTTAATTTGCTTCCCATGTTTCTTCCTTTCGTATCTGTATTCCTTCAAACGGTACGCTCTTGATACTCCCGGATGTTCTGTGGCAATCAGAGAATCCATCTCCAATTGCCGCATATGTCTCTGGACGGTACACTTTGTGAGGTCTGTTCCATCCATGATTTCTTCATAAGAAGGCATATATCCGTGTTTCTCAAAATACTTGACAAGAAATCTGTAAATATCATTTCTGGCAGATTGTCCCTCATTATATTTTCTCTGACGGTAATTCATAGGCAAAACGGCTCTTCTTCCGCAGTATTGCTTTTTTCTGCACGCATTTTATTTAATCTTTCCGCAGCTTTCTTCTTTGTTTCATCGGAATATTTTCTTGGTGGATTGATTTTAATGTAGGAATACGGCAAGTGGGCGAAAATAGATCCATCATTATTTCTGGCAAGAATTTTCACATCATCTGGAAATTCCTTTTCTAATTCCTCACATCTGTTCTTCCAGAAACTCCCATTCTTAGCAGTAACCCCTACATAATCTCTTCCGGGAATCCACTCAATTACACATTCGTTTGTGTTTTCTGACATTCAATCACGCTCCTTATATAAAATCTCCTATGCTCATTTGACTATCTTTTTCAAAAACAAGCATTTCGCTTTTTGCTCTGTTATAAAAATTTCTGTCAATTTCAAATCCGTATGCACTTCTGCCAAGTTCCATAGCGGCTCTCAATGTGCTACCACTTCCACAGCAAGGGTCAATCACTACATCACCAGGATCAGTAAATATTTCAATTAATCTTTTCAGAACTGCTACTGGTTTCTGCGCTGGATGAATTTTCGGAATGCCCTTTCCGTCTTTTTCCCACTGGAACCAGTTAAAAACCATCTTTCCAGTTCCACGAATAGTCTTTCCGTTTTCGTCCGTTTGCGCTCCATTTCTGAATTTTGGAAGTTTATCTCTGTAGAATACAAGTGCATATTCTGTAGCACCTACCACACGCATATTTGCTTTAAGCACCTGTGGGCTGTAGTTTTTAATAAACACAAGTGGTATATAGTGAACAAATCCATGTTTCGCCGCCGCATTAATCAGAGTTTGAATTTGTTCAAATGAACAAAACACTATCATACATGGTGCGTCTGAACTTCTTCCTCTTACCCCTGCCTTTTTTGGTTCTTTCTTCAACATTTTTGAACAAAAATGGAAGTATTCATACAGATTGAAATTGAAATCTGAATTGAATGCTGCTTTACCAGCAAGTTTACTTTCGCCGTTCTTGTTGTCTCCATTAATATACCAATCACATCTACTACCATAGAAATTGCTGCCTATACAATATGGTACGTCAGCAATTACGAGTTGCGCTCTTGGAATTGCGTATTTTTTATAGTTCTGCATAGAATCACGATATATTTCACACTTTAATTTCATTTTCAAAAGAAGCCCGGTGCACCCTTACGTCAGCTGAAGGCAAGCTCCTTTCATTTTTTTATTTTTTATCTTTGGAATTTAGCCAGTAGAACTACTGGTGTGTTAGAATCAGTGATAATTTTCTTCATTGAGTAAGTCGTTAAATTTCTCCAACGCCTTAATAGATACTTTATTATTTGCTTTTTCTGGTCTGATTGATACTTTTAAGTGAGTATCAATGATGTGTTTTAATTCTCTTGCAAGGGTTATTTTTCCCTGTTGGATTCCCTGTCTGTATGTCTTGGGCGGTTTATACTGACCAGTTACTTGCTTTCCGGTTGACTGTCCACCAGCTGTAATGTTGTACATCTGGAATCCTTTATCTGCAAAAGCCTTGATTGTTTCAATTTCTTTCTGGTCAAGCTCATCCTTTCTACATGTTCTATATGAAAGCTTCCAACCAGTAGGATTACTTTCGCTGTAAAACTTATGTTTTTTAAGGCTTAATGCTATGTGATCGTATTCTCCTAAATGGCTCGCACATCTCTCTCGAAGTCTGAGTGCTTGCCCCACATAACTGCGTCGAATACCAGCTTCATCTACCCTGTAAAAAGCATATATGCCACTAGAATTCGGAATCCCTGGACATATCTTCTTTATTCGCTCTTCTCGTTCTTGTTTTATTGCGAATATTTGTGCGTAATTCAAATTTAGATCACCTTCTTTCAACCAAACGCTACCTGTCCGTTATTCTGCATATAAATCATTGGTGCAGTTTTACGCTCTCCAACTTTCAGATACGGGCAATTTGCTTTCACAAGTGCTTCTGCCATAACTGGCACAACACTGTTTCCAATTCTTGCTACCTGTTTTGCAATCGGGTAATTTCTCCACTTGTAATCCCGATCAATGATGTAATCTTTAGGAAATCCTTGCATCACCTTAAGTTCTTCCGGCTTTAACATTCTGAGGAAAATATCTGATATTATGTATTTCTCTCCATAAATATCAACCAGAACATTTACCAGTCCAAACCTGTCTTTTGTAGTAATAGTTCCAAGCGGTTCATTTAATACCTGTCCACATCCTGTTCCGTAATATTTAACAAAGAATGCAGATACCACGCCGAAATGTCCAGGAGATGTTGTTATGGTATGTAACGGTTCGTTACACCCTTGCCCGATTCCAGATTTATAAAACTTTGTTACAAATGCCGTTACCAGCCCATATCTGTTTGAAGTATCAATGGTTTTGATAGGTTCCGTCAGCAATTGTCCCCTGGAATCCCCCTCACGGGTTTCTCCGTGATACTGGATGATAAATGCAAGTGCATTTTTATCTTTCACAATGTAAGGCTCTGGGTTCTCGATAATGTACTTTTTAATGCCATTAGCAATTCTATTCTGAGTTGCTTCTGCAAGCGGTTTTGGACGGTCAAAAATTGATTTTCCAAGGTCTGTCCAGTCAATATAGTCTCCACACTGCTTATATGGTTTCAAACCATCCGAACCTAGCTTATTGTTTGTTGGCGCAGGCCATTTAATCTGCTTCCCGTCTCTACGGAATATTGCATACCAACGTTTTCTTGTAGTCGGTGCGCCATAATCCGCTGCTACTAATTCCTGGCTTTCAAACTCATATCCTATAGATTTCATGGCAGAAATGAATTTGTTATAATCTTCGCCCATACGTTCCTTGATTGGATGCCCTTTCTCATCCAACGGCCCCCATTGCTGTATTTCTTCTACATTCTCCATGATAATTACATCTGGCAGAATTGCTTTGGCGTGTTTATATACTGCCCAAGGAAGTATACGAAGTCCTTGTTTTCGTGGTTGCCCGCCCTTTGCCTTTGAATAGCTTGTGCAGTCTGGCGAAGCCCACATCAACGCTACGTGCTGATTCCTAACATATTTCTGCAAATCTACTTTGAAAATATCTTCGGTCAAATGTAGTGTTCCAGGATGATTCGTCTTATGCATTAGAATTGCATCTGGATCATGGTTTATTGCTATATCAACAGGTCTACCAAGAGCCATTTCAATTCCTACGGATGCGCCCCCGCCCCCGGCAAAGCAATCTATAATTAAGTCTTTCATGTATGCTCCTAATTATCTAAAACATCTGGATTTTCACATTCCATAGCAACTGCAACATCTTCAATGAATTCATCTGGGATATAGATTCCAGCTTGCTTACAAATAGCATATTGTACTTTAGCAATGCTACGGATATCCGCTCCCTGCATTTTCATAGTATTTGTCAAAACTTTAAGGAGATTTGCAACTCCACCATGAGAATGAGGGATTTTCATTTCTGCAAGTTTGTTGTTGGTAGTTTCTTTTAACTGATTTTCCATTTTCTTCCTCATTTCCAATCTTTTTCGATTGAACCAATCCAAATAGTTGTTAAATAAGTCATCAAAAGTATTGCTATTATTAATTGCATTAGAAATAGTTCCAAATGTATCTTTCAACCATAATTGAAGAATATATTTTCCATTTTCATGGAACCAGTAATAAGTTTTTGCCTTATCCGTTCTTACACTCCAAGCATTAAACTTCAACGCTACATACCAATTAATGCAATATTCTGTCATTCTGAAATTTTTGTTTTTTCCATTGGTATATGTCTTTGCGTCTTTACTGCTTTTTAATGTAAGTAAGGGCTTCTCTTCTTCAATTTCGGAATTAACCATTTCTCTAAGTGCATCATAAACAGCAACTTCTACCATAACTTTCTCCCTAACTAAACGGAAATTCATCTTCCATACCACCTAAATCCGGCACATCCATGAAACTAGGTTCCGGCGGTGGTACTGGTCGTGTATCTGTTTCCTGTGTCTGTGGTGACTGACTCTTTCTTTCTGCAAATTCATGTTCTGCAACAAGGCAATCATTTGAGTAAACTTTTTCGCCATTTTTGTTCGTATAACTTCCGGTCTGCCATTCTCCACGCACATTTACTTTCGTGCCTTTTTTAAGATATTTCTCTGCGAATTCTGCATTTTTTCCAAGGCACACACAAGTGATAAAGTCAGATTTTCTTTCTGTATTCTTTTTCACTCTTCTCTCGACAGCCAAAATATATCTTGCGATTTTGGTATCATTCGTTCCCATTCTGATATCTGGATCAGCAGTTAATCTTCCAGAAAGAATAACAATATTCACAATTTATCACCTCTCAATCTGAATGTCGCATCTAATAAGTGCGTGTTTGATTTTCTTTGCATTTCCTGTTACAGTTTCTTCTTTCCCGATAATAAAGGAAATATCATCTTCCGTTACATTGAATCCTTTTGTTTTGATATGTTCCATGATGATTTCTTTGATTTCATCTGTGCCAATTCCGATTGTTATTTCCAATGGTGTTACCTCCCTGGCTTGTATGCTGGTGGCATTGGTTTAGTAATCTTTTCAACTACCCTGTCCTCAACATTTTTTCGGATTTCCTTGTCAATTTCTTTCTCGTTAATGCCAATTGTTACTGGTACACTGAATACGCTCATTTACAGTTCTCCTCTCCTACTTCAACCGCTGATTTAAGGGTTTCGTAATAATTAATTCTGCCTTTTAATGTTTTTAATTCATTGTCGTATTTTTTTAAAAATACTTCTTTTGCTTTTTGATAATCAGGTGTATCTAAGACAACAGCCTTACTGTAGTCATTTATAAAGGAGCCTATTGATTCTTTTCTTACAAACGAAGCGTATACTCCGTTAGGGAATTCGGTTTTTGGTTTATATGTCTTTGGCTTTTCTATTACCTCACACTCTTCAAGATGAAGATTCCATTTACCTGTTTTTCTATCCGTGTCCAGAATGTAAAAATACAGTTTCATTTTAGTTTCCCCTTTCAATCATTCAGCTGAATTATTTTCCTTATCATCTTCAATTGCTTTCCCAAGGCAAGCCATAACAGATGCACAATCAAGCAGTATTTCTCTTTCTCTGATGTTTCTTCCGTCTTTTGTATGCCAATCTCCTACTATATAAAGTTCGGCATTTGCAGAAAGAATATCTGTTTTCATATCCCAGTATTTAATATGGATTTCATAAGCTGCATTTGCAGAAATTGGATTTACATAAATTCCTTTTGTTACTTCTTTCCAATCTTTTAAGTCAATTGATACCATCTATTTCTCCTTTCAAAACGGACATAAGTCCAAGTTAACTTCAAGTCCAGGTCTGGCAATCTGCACCAGGGCATCATCCCAAACCACTGCTTCTTTTATCTCTTTCAAAATCTGTTCCGGGTCAGCTGTTTCATTACTCAAATGCACCAATGTTACCGTCCGTAATGCTGCCGTATGGTTTGTATTTACTAAGCTTTTGCAAGTATCTAAGGAACAATGCCCTTTAAGCCTGTGCGTGTAATTTTCAGCTGTTTTGTCAACCAATTCTTTACAATAGTTGCACTCAATAACCAAGTGATTCAGTCGCATTGCTTTGAAGTTGTACTTGCAGTATTCAAAGTCTGTCATGTACAACAGTTTTCCCATCTCTTCATGCTCCACGATATAACCATAATTGAAACACGGAATAAGTTGCCCTGTATCCTTGTCCCTTGTAGTATGCGGCAGATAAAACGGTATTACCGTAAACGAGCCAACCCGAAACGGTCTTTTCTCTGGAACGCCTTTCATTAATTCTCCAGTGATGATTTTCAGGTGTTCCACGGTTTCATCATTGGTGTAAATCTGAATACCTAAATTCATTAGATTTTTAAATGATTCACGGTGATCGCTCAACCGTGTTCATGGGTAAGAAGCACACCTGAAACATCACTTGTTCTGTAATCAATGGCTTTCAAAATATCTTTGTATCTGCATCCGCAATCCAGAAGAAGTATTTCTCCGCTGTTGGATTTCAGAAAATAGCAGTTTCCATGGGTACTCCCTGTGTTGACAACTCGCATGAACATTTTTTATCACCTCGCTTTCATTCTTTTTTCGATATCCAAATCCACACTGTGGCATAATTTGACGCAATCTCCGTGCAGCATATGGTCTTTACATGAGAGATATTTTACTTGAAACTCTAATTCTGACATTTTCCTATCATTTACAGCCTTAACCCATTTTCGGACTTTCTTTTGTGTTTTTCGTTTTTTGTCTCCTCGAAGTTTTCTAATATACTCCCCATTAGAAGTTACATAATGATGAAAGCCAAGATAGCACAATCCCATTCTAAATGGCACAATCTGTGATTTAGTATTCAATTGTATTTTAAGGCTTTCGGTCATAATCCGGATAGCTTCAAGTATTTCTCTGGCTTCTTCTTTACTTTTACAAATCACATAGAAATCATCATTATACCTTCCGTAATGCTGTATTCCGTATTCAATTGTTATCATTTGATCCAACGAATGCAGTAACAGTAAAGCGTATTTCTGATTAACTTGATTTCCAAGTGGAAGTCCTGGATTCTCGGCGCTGTCAATAAATAGATGATTTAACCATACTGTAAATTCATCATCAAAATAGTAATCCACCACGTCTTTCATAATTTCATGATCTATGCTGTAAAAATATTTACGAATATCGCATTTTACAATCCAGCCATTTAAACCATTTTTACTGTAAAATTCCAACATATGATCTCGAAGACCATCCATTGCCATATAATGACCTTTTCCGATTTGTCCTGCTGTGTTCCATTTTATAAAAATATTATTTAATTTCGGCGTAAGAATGTAGTCTGAAAAGCATCTCTGTACCGTCTTGTCTTTGAAAGAACACGATTCTATGATGCGTTCTTTCGGTTCATATATTTTGAATTTATTATACGGTGCTATGGAATACGTTTGATTTTCCAATTGTTCCTTCAATGTTTGGATTCCTTCCAACGCCATAATAGAAAACCTGGCAGTGCCGGAATTGAATTTCTTATCTGCCTTAACTCGTTTGTAAGATGAATACAAGTTTTCAAAATTTGCCACAATTTCTTTATCCATTTATTTTGTTCCTTTATATTTATCCATTGCGGAAAGGTTATGCATTTGCTTGTATCTATTCGGATTTCAGCTTTCTGCTTACTCTGTCTGCCTGTGATACAGGTTGGGCGAACACCGTTGTCATTGTTGCAGTTATTGTTGTTGACGTTACCCGAGGAGGAAACAACGGCTCTACAACGCATAACCTATAAAAATCATCTGTTTCTGTCTTTTGTTCTCCAAGCAATCGCCATATGCTTAATATCTGTAACCATTTTCGACCATGCCTCCATACTTCCCGAATTAATGATATTAAGCTCGTATGAAAGCTCTATATAAAAGAGAAGTTCATCACAATATGTAATTGCTTTTGTCTGTAATTCTAGCCTTTCTCTCTTATAATCTTTCAAATCTGTTCGATTGGCTTCAAAGAGCTTAGCGTGTATTTCGAGCGATTTGTTCTGCATTTTATCAACTAAAGAAAATCTGAATTTCTTAGGATATCTCCTCGCGTTACTGGTTACTATAAGCGTGTGCTTTGCTAACTGCTTGGCTTTTATTATCACCTGTAAATCTTCATTTGCCATTATTAATCCTCGTCTGATTCAAAGATTGAAGAGGAAAAGATACAAGCCGGGCGAACACCGAGGACAATGCTGCAGTTATAGTCGTAGACGTTACCAGAGGAGGAAACAACGGCAACGCTCTTAAAATAATCATTGTAAGGTGTACTCCATGGTGTAATAAGCCACCACCATTTATCCATATTTGGCAAATATTTCCTGTATTTTCTGTATTCATCCACGGTTAAGAGTGAAATCTTATCTCTACAAGTTCCATATTCAGTCTGCCCGTCCAATGCCAACAGGTTACGGTCAAATTCAACAACTGCATTTCCATCGAAAGGCGTATTAATTTTTTCTAAAAATGATGTGTTTAATTCTTCTCTTAAAGAACTTTCTTTCCAATTGCTGGAATCTGAATCAAACATTCTTGTTTTACCATAAAAACTATTTAAAATTGCAAAATATCCATCCGGAAGCTTGTCCAGGATCATCCATTCCATACCGGAAATTTCAACCACTTCCCCGGGTTTCGGAGTGCCCATGTGTTTCTTTTTGTAATCCTCGAATTCCTCTGTAATTCTTTTTATTTCTGACTCAAAATATTTCAAATCTTTTTTCATTTTTATTCCTCCACCTTAGATACAAAGAGATTAGATTTTAAGATACAAACTGGGCGAACACCGAAGCCATAGATGCAGTTAACGTAGTTGACGTAACCCGAGGAGGAAACAACGGCAACGCTATTCCATCCGCGTTCTTTTGTTGACCAAGATGTACATGTCCAATACCAGTCATTAAGTTTTTTGTTCGGAGTTAATTCCGTATATTTTCTTGCTTCATCAAATGTAAGAGGTCTGATTTTACATTTCACCGAAACGCCTGTATTCTGACCGTCGACCGTAATAAGATCTGCTTCATGTGTTTCAATATTCTCCGCACCAAATTCCTCTTCAAAATTCGCTAAAATTTCCGTGTCACAAAGTTCTTTTAATTCAGACTCTAAATAATCTGCATTATCCCCGAATTTTACATTTTCTTTTACAAGGTTAAAAGAAACTATCTTGGTGGTATTTTCATACTGTTCCAACACTTTGTATTTTCTTTTACCTGTAGTTTGGAATACATCACCAGGGTTCAACTCTGATAATTTGATTTTCCCACTTTTCTCCTGCTTCTCTAAAAGTTCAACCAGTTCTTTTGCTTTCTTTAAAATTTCATTCATAACTATTATCCCTCCTAGTTTTCCTCATTCACTACAATACCGCCATGGATAATAACCCTCTTTCCGTCCGAATCATCAAAATAAACTTCATTTTCAGATTCAGAAACATCGAACTTCCCAGACCAGGACTTAATTTTACCGCCGTTGTAATCGTAAACAGTTACGGTACGGTTCAAACCACCGTCAATATCACTAGACAGTGATTTTAATGATCTGCTACAGGAAGAACAACCGCTAAACATTGTGATTGCTGTAATCCCTGTGATTAATACTGCTGTCTTAATACATTTATGCTTCATTTTGGCTCTCCTTTTACATTGTAAGTCGGATTATAATGAGTACCACATATGTAATAACATTTAAAAGAATAATTAAATTGGTTCGATTGTATTCATTTTCTCGAATAAAAGATACTATCCATACCAAAAGTGCTATTGAAAGCAAAATAATAAGCACAATTGTGGAAGTTTCCATCCTACATTTCCTCCTGGCTCATAAATGACGGAATTTCTGTTTCCACTGGCTCTGCTGCCGGGATTGGTTCTTTCTCTTCTGTTTTTACGGTTTCGGCTACGGTTGGCTGCTTTGGCTTTTCTTCGATTGCTTCTGGCTGTGGAATGAATTCTTCTACATTGGCATTCTGTTTGATTTCTTCCTGCACTTCCCTGTACGTAGCATCCATCATGTTATATTCATAAGCCTGCACCGGATTATCCCATTTCTTAGGAATAGACTTCATAATGTTGTTTCGCATCTTACGAATAATCATTGATTCTCTGGATTGTGTTTCATAATAAGACGGTGAAATATACGGTCTTAATTCCTCACAGTCAATGATTGCTTCCAGTTCTCCAATGTCAGAGACCTTTTTCATGATTTCTTTTTTCTTTGCTTCAATTTGAGCTTTCTGCGCATCTGTAGCTTTATATCTGTCTGCACAAATTCCAAACGTTTCATTCTGGAGATTATTCTTGATGTGCGCTGCAAGATTCTTCAGTACATCTGCTCTTTCACAAGAAAGATATTCAATATGTCCGTCCTTATACTGAATCGGATATACGATACGCACTACCTTACCTACACCAGACTCTTCCCATTCTGGCGGTGTGATTTCCACACCCTTATGTCTTGGTGGGATATACTTATCACCTTCTCTGACTTTCCAGTACGGGAATACTTTAGCTACATCGACACCATATCTGCTTACAAGAGCGTCATTTCCATCGCCCTCAATCGCAAATTCGATTTTCTTCTCCCACTGAGGTTTCTGCCCTTTCGCCGCTATGTTTACGTTTCTGATTTGGAAATAACACTCTCTCGGCTGTGCGTTTGCGTTCAGTTTTAACGCTGCTACTTTGCTCAGAATGAATTTAAGGTTAGAGCCATTAATTGCTTCAAAACTCACTCCACTCTCATGCACCATCTGGAAAATAGATCCCATTGCTGCCACTACGCAATCCTTTGAGTAGGAATCAAATTCCATTCCTCTTGAAGTTAAATCTCTTTCCATTAAATCAACATAACGATTTGTGTAGTAGGAAAGCTGTGTGTTAAAATTTGCTACCTGTGTGTTTTCTGTCATTTTAATTCTCCTTTTCTTTATTTATATGCTCAGTGGCATATGAAACAGGATGAAATAATTTGTCCTATGTTGAATTGTAATTTCCTGTTCTTTCATTAACTGTTTTATTTTTTCCTGTTGTGCTTTCCGGGCATTCACCCGGATTCATATGCCACCGATTTTTTATTTACTATACGTAGCATCTGCCTTGAAAAAATGTTTTCCCCATGTTGCTGTTAGCATTTTCCCCTCCTGTTTATCAGATTACTTTCAAATCCCCATCTGTCACTCTTAGCACAATCATCTGCCTGTCTAACATAGGTATCCTGCTTTTGTCAATGCTCTCAGAATCATCAATCCAAATCGGAAGATTCAGACCGTTCATTTCCTGTAACCCATTCAGTAAATCAACCTCGCAAAGAATTTTGTCGGAATGATTCAATCCGCTATTGTAGTCGATTCCATTACAGATCATCTTGCAAGTCTCCACTGGATTTCCCTCAATCGTGTAATCAAGGAAACTGAACTGGAAATGGTGGAAAAATGGATTGATTTTCTCTGCCAGTTCCTTATTTTTCTGAATTGAGAAGTTAAGAACGGTGTCAATGTTCTTTTCAATATCAGCTTGTACCTGTCCAAGGCTTTTCAGTTCCTCATTCAGTTCGGCTACTCGCTTTTCTTTCTCTGTGACTGCTGCCTGTGCAATCTTAATGTCTGCATCCACATTGGAAATCTGTTTCATAATATTGCTGATCTGAATTCTCAATTCCTGTTTCTTTCCAGGAACATCATCAAATGATTTCAGTTTCTCTTCAAGTCCTGCAATTCTCGCTGTAACCGCAAGATATTCTTCATCATTTGTCATATCTACAGATTCTGGAAGCTCCGTAAATTTGGACTGTTCTTCCTCAATCTGTTTAGTAAGTTCAGCAACTTCATCCTGTGCTACGCCGATTTCTGACTGTAATTTGCTGATTTCCTCGTTAGTTTTCTTTAATTTTGCAGAAGCAGAATTTCCAAGGTCGCAAATTCCTTTTAACTGGTTCTGCTTTGCTGATTCCCAATTTTTCTTTTGGGTTAATTCAGTTTCAATTCTAAACTTCTTTTTTTCTTCAAAGGAAGCTTTCAATTCGGCAATCTGTTCTTCTGGCAGTTCCTGTCCACAGGTGGGGCAAATGGTATCAGAATCATTGAATGTTTCAGCTTCAATAGCTTTCAGTTCAGAATCATCCCACTCCATTTCTTTGATTCTCGGATAGTCCTGTCTGGCTCTATCCAAGTCGGCTTTTGCCTGTTGTCCAGCTCTTATGTGGTTGTCCAGTTCCATTCCCAACATTCGGATAGCTGATTCTTTTTCAATTTTATTTTTTGCAAGGTCATAATACACATTCATAATAGCTGCTTTCTTTTCTTGCAGTTCTTTATCTGCCTTGCTAACAAGTCCATCCTTTGAAGATTTCAGCCCTCGGATTTCATATGAAAGACTGTTATATCCTTTTACAGAATCTTCAAGAATCCCTTCCTGTTCTTCCAGCTTGGAAAGTTCCACATTAAGCTCCTGTTTTTTTGATTCCAGGGAAGAAGTATCTTCTGCTTCAACAGTCCGATTAGTTTCGTAAGCAATCTCTGTATTTTTTGCATCAACCTTTTTCTTTTGTGCATTCAGTTCTTTTCGCAGTTTTTTTAATGTATCCTCTACGGAATGCCCCTTTGTGATTTCTTCCACATGAGCGTACTGTGGATTCTCTTCCATAAACTGAGCAATATCGAAACCAGACATCTTTTCCAGTACCTTTCTGGATTCTGCTGTTGACTTCTGCAATGTGTCCAGAAATGGTTTTGGATTACTGCACATCAGAAGCGTTGAAGGTTCTGCTATTGACTGGATAAACTCGGTATAATCCTTTGATTTAGCCGGGAATCCGTCAATTTCATAAGAAGTTTCATTTCCATCGAACACCTCTTCTGACTGTCCTCTTGGTTTTCTCCACTTCTGCTTTGTGATTTTGCGGATCACTTTTTCTTTCCCATCAATCGCAAGTGTAAGTTCTCTTACAACATCAACCTTTGGCACTTCCACGCCATTTTCTTTTCTACGAATAGAAGTCGGTTCTGTACCATTCGCCATCTTACCTGTCAGAACATCCAAATATGCGTCCTGCAATGTGGATTTTCCTTCTCTGTTTCTGCTGGAAATCTCTGTTCTCGGAAACAAATCTACAGACTTACTCGGAAACTTCTTGTAATTCTCCAACGAAATCTTTTTTACTTCCACCTTCATGCTCGATTATCCTCCCTATTGATACCTCATATGCGGTTCTAAGTTCTATTTCATCACCAGATAATTTTTTCTGATAAATCCGGCTCTGGATTCTTCCGATTATGCTTACGTAATCACCGACCTTGAAATTAGCAGCTTCTCTGGCTTCTTTCCACCATGCCACACATGGAATATAATCCGTTCTTCGCAAGTCATATTCATTGCAAGCAATCATCAAATCACATACTTCTTTTCCTCTTGGTGTTCTACGGTACACAGGTGGCTTGCAAAGATAACCTTCCATAATGATTTTGTTTTTACCTTCTGCACTCCCATCACCATCTCCACACCAGATTGTTTCCGCTTTGATTTCAAGAATCAAATGTGACTTTCCACTTTCATGTTTGTTTGAAGAACTGTATCTTCCTTTAACATAGACGTGTTTTCCAATCTTTAAGCCTTCCGTCTGCTTTTCTTCAACAATTACCGGAAGTAAATCTACGTTCCCGCTGGTACGCTTTGCACCAATATAGAATCTTACGAATTTTTCTCCGTCCTTGAAAAATGTTCCTGGCTGAATATCCATTATTACGCCAAATATCTGAACTTCATTCTTATTATTCTTCATCCTCCAATTTCTCCATTTCTTTTACGGAAATCTCATATACACTTTCCGTTTCTTCTCCATTAACATAAACATCACGGCTCATTAACCTGCCAGTTACTTTAATGTAATCATTTCTTTTAACCTCTACCGCCAGATCAGCACCTTTTCCCCATAAAATACAGCGAATAAAATCCGCTCTTTCCGAATAATCCCTTGGAATTGCCACGAAAAGATTTGAAACTTTCCTGTGCGTTACTGGTGTAAGTTTTGCATATGGCTCTTTCGTGCAACTTCTGGCAATAAACTCTACTTCGTTTATATCACCTTCCGGAACCTGTCCATCCAGGATTTCCACTTCATCAGCTGCGATATAATTAACATTGTGGTGCTTATTTGGATTTTTAGAAGTGTCCATGCTTCTGATTACACCTGTTACCACAACTTCTTTTCCGTTATAATTATTGTCTCGTACAATGGAATCTTCTATAACGATTGGGAACATATCTACTGCACCACTTTTGCGAATAACTGTCAGCATGAATTTGTAATAGTATCTTCCGTAATGTTCATGGCTGAATACTATTTCCCCGGCTCTACCGGATAATCTTACTTTATTTAATCTTTGCATTTACTTTTCCTCCATTTCTAATATAATAGGAAGAAACACCATTGAGAATAAGACTGTTGATACAAAGAACACCCCGATAGCATCAAATGATGTAAACATCCATGTGATTGAGAAGATTACTGTAAACATCCCTATTCCTACAAATATTTCTCCTATTGTCTTTACCACCTCTTTCATTTTGTCCTCACTTTCTTCTGGATGTGGTTATTGCAAGTGCAGCTGCCAGAATAGCGATAATTACATTTCTTGCCATCAGCTTTTCTTCCAGATCAGCAATGATTTCACTGGAAAGTGGCTGATTTTCGCCATTTTTTTGCATAAAAAATCCTCCTGTTATATTTTTGTTTGTCAAATACAGGAGGGTGTGTTATAATAATCCTGTATTTAACTAACTCATTCTTAGTTAGATACACCGTCCTGGTTGGTGTGTCCGCACCTTCCAGGACAACTTAATCTACTTCTACAAATTTTCCGTCTTTCAACATATAGAAAGTATCTTCTTTAATGTTTTCTCCATCTACTTTTGCTGATTTAATATCTACAATATGATATTCATAATTGATCTCTTTCCACTCTGCTAAAACAATAAAACATCCAATTTTTCCTTTAGCTTTTGAATTAATTCCTGTAGCTAATGCAATACTTTCTTTTCCTTCTACAATTGCCGCTGACTGATCTCCGGTATTGGTTGCCGCTGACTGATCTCCGGTATTGGTTGCCGCTGACTGATCTCCGGTATTGGTTGCCGCTGACTGATCTCCGGTATTGGTTGCC